TTAAACTAATTTTTTATTAAATATATTTGAAAGACCTGTGTTTTTAATTCTATTTTGTATTTCTTTTCTGTCTATGGAATATAGACCTTTTTCTTTCATTCTGTTAAAAAATTCTGCACCAGCAAAAGTATATCTATTTTTTCTTCCTTCCTTAGTGTGTATTTTGGAAGTTGCATAGCTTATGATATCTCCAATAGCTGTATTGGTTGGAAGTGTTAGAGTAGGAATATTGAGTGCACATCTTACTGCATTATGACCGGCAAGGGATCCTGTACATATGGCTTCTGCTCGTTGTACCAAAATGCAAGTGGTCATACATCTTTAGAAAAGTCATTTTTTTTTACTGCCCCAGAACTTTATATCAAGGTTTCCAGTATCTCCATCCCATAAAACTCTATCCAGCATAACATTAAATATAAGCTTTTTTTCTTCGTCGTCTAACTCATCTATTATTTGCATTTTGTCTAAACATTTAAATATCATTTCTAAGTTTAGATCTGCTTGTGAAATTAGATTAGTAGAGGTTTCAATGTCGGTTAATGTTTTTTGACAGGTTTCTATTTCCTTATTGATACTTTCAATTTGGGGGATAATATATTTAGCAGCAACAGGACTAAGTGACATTTGATTTACTAGATTTTCAATTTGCTTTTTCTTACTAGTTATATCTTTCTTTATGTTATCAATATTTTTAAATTCGTAGGACTTGCTATTAACCAGTTCTTGTTTATACTCTTCTATTTGTTTTCTAAGCAGCCCTTTATTAAGGGAATATTCCTTTAATTTTTCCTTTAAAATTTTCTCTACTTGGTCAGTTCTTACATTGCCATTATTGCATCTAGTGCCTCCACTAGAGTCTTTTAATGTGCATTTATAATAAAATACCTTACCTGATTTATTTTTACCATGTATAACTTTCATGTTGCTGCCGCATTTTGCACATTTAAGAATTCCTGTAAGTAGGGCATTATTGGTTTTCCCAAGTCTAGGAGCCTTTTCTTTGTTTTCCTGAAGTAGTTTTTGAACTACCAGCCAATCTTTAGAGCTTATTATACCTTCATGTCTGGCAATAGCTGCAACCCATTCTCCAATGTCTCTATATGTAGTCCTACCACGTTTTTTATTATAGGTTAGAATACCATGTTTACTATCAGGGCTTCCAACTACAGTCATTCCTAGATCATTCAAATAAGCAATAACATTCTTGTTAGCTTTAACGTAAACAGGATTTACAAGTATGTCTTGAACGCCACTTTTATTCCAAATATCTTTACCAGTTTTAGTCTTAATAGAGTTTTGATTTAGATATTTAGTGACTTGACTTAGAGATTTTAATTCTAAGTATTTATCGTATATTAATTTTATGGTTTCCATTTCATCTGAGACAGGGGTTAGCTTATACATTTTACGTTCTTTAAAGTCCTGATCCAGATAAACCATTTCTTCTGATTTAAAGCCTAGTGGAGTTTGGCCGCCTAACCAGCGCCCACTTTTTGCAAGTTCTAGCATGTTGTCACGAACTCTTTCTGCAATAGTTTCTCTTTCTAATTGTGCAAATACACTTGCTATGTATACCATGGCTTTTCCCATTGGGGTAGAAGTGTCAAATTGTTCTTTTATACTTACAAAGGCAATGTCATGTTTCTGAAGTAATTCTAGTGTAGCAGAAAAGTCAGCAACATTACGAGAAATTCTATCTAATCTATAGCATATTAAAACATCAAATTTTTTGCTTGAAGCATCTTTTATTAATTCTTGAAATTTAGGTCTGTTTGTATTTCCACCACTAAATCCTTCATCTTCGTATATTATAAATTCTATAGCTTCATCATAAAGCCTATTACAATATTCCCGGCACATTTGTACTTGGTTCTCTATACTATCACCTTTGCCAGTAAATTTAGATTTCCTTGAGTATATTGCTATTTTCATATTCTGTGTACCTCCTTGAATAGAAGTTTTGGTATATGCAAACTAAAAAACATATAAGAAAGTATCTTATATGTTTGAAACACAGATTAGTTGCCAAAGTTTTTATTAGAGAGTTCTTTTATAAAATCATAAGCTTTTTCACCTTTACTGGATGTTTGTGAGATATCTTTAATAGCTCTGTCATGGAGAGAGTAATTCCTATCTATAGTCTTATTTACTTCTTCAAATTTACGATCCATTTGTTCTGATAGGTTTTTATGACCTTCAGATAATAATTGTATGTTTTTCTCTTGCTTTTCAAGCATTAGAGTATTCTTATCAACTTTTTTATCTAAATCACCGATTTTTTTATTAACATTTTCAAATCCATTTTGCATTTTGGAATACATCTTTTCCTGAGTTTGTTTTAAGTCAGCGTACATTTTAGTCATGAATTCAAACATTTTATCATTTTCCATAATTATTCTCCTTTATGATAGCAAGGGTTCATAAATCGATTAATATTTTTTCTTCATTATTCATTATAATAGATCCTTTTGTTTGCTCTATACATTTATAAATTATATTCCAGATCAATTAACATTATATCATGAAATTATATTTTAAGAAGGCTGAGTTTTGGTAATTATTTTAAATACAGTATTAACTGAACTGCTGATAAGAGGTATGGAGGAGTTAGAAGCATTGCTTACAGTAGAAGAAAAGGGGTTATAAATTATGTATCAGAATTAGGTGTGGTTGAAATGATTATTACTTAAAATTATTGAAGAATAGGGAGTTCATGAAATACAAAGTCCTTTATTTTTTGTAAAAATTAGCAGGAATTTAGAAATTTTGTGTAGAAGTAAATATTAAAAATATATTTTATATTATAAGAAGGTATATAAGATTATGAATTATGAAAAAATTTTATACTTGATAAAAAAAATTAAAAGTAGTAGTAAATATAATGTAAATTTTAATAATAAACCTGATCATGATACTGTTCCTATTTGTACTATGCCTGGGAAGGAATTAGTTCTTCAAGATAAAGAAAAAGCAAAGAATTATAATAAAATAATTAATAAAATATGGGAAAATTGTACAGAACTATGGGATACAGTATCGTTAGAAACTATAGAAAATGAAATTATAAAAGTTATTATACAGTCTTTTGAAAATAAAACTGAAATTGAAATCGAAGACTTAAAAAAAATATTCAAGTATCTATTGTCGTTAAAAAATGAAAATTGGACAGCATTTAGACAAATTTATGGAATAAAAATGAATTCAGTTAAACCATTACAATTTGGAGATTTTACTATATATAATTTGGATAATCATAAACGAATATTAGACCAACAGTACCCAAACGCTAATTTGGAAAGCAATAATAGTAATAAATATTTTATTAAAGTTATGGTTAAGGCCAGGGATGGTGAAAAAGCAAAAATATTAGCTAATAGAAAATTTGTACAATTCGAGAATATTATTAGGTTTATGATAAAAGATATTTCACATTATTATAATGTTGCTATATTTAATTATATGCATCCCTCATATGAATATGCCAGGATGTTATGTGATGATGGATGTACTATCAGTGATATGAGATTAAATACTACAAGATCGAGAAAAGTTGATTTGGAGGAGTCATATCTTATAAATAATGAATTTGGAAATAAAAAAATATGGGAAATAGCTAAAAAAAATAATAACTCAGAAATAGAAAAGAGGTTATTGGTGGCTATTGAATGGATTGGTAAAGGGCTAAATGATTTAGATGAAGGCAAAGCTTTTATTCAGTTTATTTTTGCGATTGAAGCATTGTTGCAGTTAAATAAAGGAGGCATTGTTTCACCATCTATAGCAAGTCAAATATCAGAATATGCATCATTCATAATTGGTAGCAAATTGGAAGAAAGAATTGACATTGAAAAAACATTTAAAGATTTATATTCTAAAAGATCAGACATTGCACATGGTAGAAGTCAGTCAGTTTCAGAGGAAGATTTAAAAACTGCATTTCTAATGGCAAGAGATTTAATTGTAAAAATATTAACGTTGCCAGATTTTCAAAATATAAAATCTATTCAGGATATTCAGGAATGGGTTAAAAATAAAAAATATAGTTAGGATTGAATTAAGTATGCTTCTTAATAGATAAATAATTTTTGTATTAATAATAGAATATATAAGGAATACACATGTGTGGAGCCATTTTAAGAGTTATTTATATTTAGACATATAATTCCTGTAAATAACTTAATGTTAATTATATGGACTATACGGAAGACAGAAACGTATAAATTTAAAATAGCAAATATAATATACAAATATTTTGAGCAGTGGTTAAATTGACTACTACTCGGGAAGTGTTGACATTACTAGAAGTGCAGTTTTATAAATTTTTCTCCATTTTTCATCCAAAGTTTTAAGTCAAGGTAAAAAACATTAGTTCTGGATAATATGTTATAATACATAAACTATTGATGTTATGCCATTTTAAAAAGGATTATTACATAAAATTCAAAACCGAAGTTTATAGATAATACTTTGATAGCTCAACTTGATAGAGAAAGGTGTCCGTAAAGTACTGATATCCTTCTACTAATATTGTCAAATTTGAGAAGAAAGTTCACAGAAATCTGGAGAAATAATTTTTTATAAGGCTAATGAAGACTGAAGGTAATTGTAATACTTATATTGAATTTTAATTTAAACTTATGGGGGTATTAATGTATGGATAGAAATATTTTATTTTTGGCCAAGTTTAGTGAATTAAGTAACCTCAAAAAGCTAAAAAATGGTAATATGTATTTTTCAAATGCTGAAAATTTTCGAAAAATAGAAGAAGAACAATTTATAAGGGGTCAAGGTGACAAATACGATGGTATGTTCAATATTTTCACTGTTAGTGCAAAATTTATCCCCAACAAGTCTACAGACAATGAATATGTAGTTAACAACATACCTTTTTCTATTGATTTTGAAGGGAATAAAAATAAAGCAGTATTTTGTATCATGGCTGGAACAAAGGAAAATTGTATAGAATATGAAGGTAAAAATCATTATAAGATTAAGTTTAATAAAGAACAATCAAACTTGATAAAAAATCACTTTCGTAATGCTGATTCTGTATTAATTATAAAAAATCCTTTAGCTTTTATTGAAAATATTCATACTAACATCAAAAACCATATTTGCGATAATAAAGTTTTTTACTACAAAAATAATCGTTTAACCGATAAGTTTATTAATTTTATTTTTCAAACAAACTTTAATAATATTGGTAAAAGAGAAATGAGTATAAATCAAAATAATGTTCATCGTTTTCTTTTATGTAAAGATGAATTTTTTAAACTTCAGCAAGAATATCGTTTTATTTTGTATGATACATTCATTGATGAACCAAGAACTTTTTTTATAAATCCTATTGATGATTGTGAAATATATACTTTAGATGATTTCTTTGCAGGTATAGAAGTAAATATGAAATAAATAAAAAATAGAGTTAAATAGTCTATTGTATAATCTTAAGAGTCAAAATAGCATTAGTATTTTATTACAAATAGTAATTTGTGAAGTTGTTTAATATTAAATTATTAAGAAAATTTATAAATAATGAAATGTACAAATTAGAAATTTGTAGTACATATTATTTATGCACAACATAGAAAGGGGTTTTTTATGATACTTGGAAATAAATCCGTTGTTGATAATGCCATTGATTTAACTTGCATAAGCATAACCTTTTCATCAAAACCTATCATCGTGGGTGGCCTTGCAATGGAGTATTATGGGTTGCGTAAATGTGGTGATGATATTGACTTAATTATATCAAATGAAGATTATCAAATTTTAGCAAGTAAATATTCCGAGTGTAAAATAGATACCTGGGGAGACTTGGGTATTAAATTTAATCAATTTGAATTACTACGAAGTGTATCACGTTTGGATTATGATTTTTATTCAAAAGGAGCAATTGAATATGAAAAATATAAGGTGTTATCTTTTGAAAGATTATTTTTCATGACAGCTGCTGCTGTAAGGAGTGAACCTGATGTTAAGAAACGTGTTGATGATTTCGGATTAGCACTTGGACATTGTTATAATAATTATCGTAACCAAGATTATGTGAATAATGCTGAACTACATACTGCAACATATGAAAACGCTCTTGATGGAACAATTTTCGGTGGTAAATATATATAAAGGGAACAATTTTCGGTGGTAAATATATATAAAGTGAGCATAAAGCGAAGCACGACAAATTCCAATTTGTTTAATAGATGTAACTTAATTTTAGTTTTACTGTAAATTTATTATTGTAATGATGAATAGTAAGTGTCAAATAAGAGAGTGGATAGAAACTACTCAAAAAATGTGAAATAAGTTTCAAACAACACAAAATTATAGAATGAATAGATTAAAATTATATGTGAGTGTAGGAACAGTGGAGGAAACGTATCTTTTTGGTGTAGGAATAATGGAATTAAAACAAGCGGTTATTATTTCCTGTAAATCATCAAAATACATTTTATTCATATTAAAAATTTTTTCTATAAGTTATTGGAAGGAAAATCGTGTTTCTAGAAGTTTTCAACATATTTATTCAAATTAAAATTACGAGTTACAGTACTATCGTATTTAAAGTCATATCTAAGTAATAAAGGTTTTTACATTTTAAAGAAGGATTATAATTAATTATGTAGAATATAGTAAACAATAGGATTAAAGTAAGATATGTTATATATTTACTTGATTATATACAGCGTACTTCTGAATTAAAGCTATACTTAATAATTGGAAATTGTAAAATCAAAAAAGGGCTTAAGTATATTTAGAATTACATAAAATAATTGTTTTGAATAGATAATTATTAGAATAATCGTGGGAGAGGAGAAACATGAATGAACAAAATAAGGCTGTAAATGCAGGTGTTAACTGTTCAACTGGCATAGAATTTCAAAAGCATTGTGTGTTACACATTTTGTTTGAAAAGTATCACGATTTAAAAGACAAAAAATATTTTATTTGTTTAGAGCATCATGACGATTTTTTGTTCTGTTACATGACAGGTGATAAATTTATTTCTTCAATTGATTCTTATCAAGCAAAGAAATCTTCTAAACCATGGACATTGGGTAAAAATATGTATGATTTAATAAAAAAAATGGTGGAAGTTGGAGCATCTTTATATGCAGATAATAGTATATTAAAAGTAAAAAATTATACACATAATCTAGAATTTATAACTAATAACTCTATTATATTGAATAATGGGAAAAGTGGAAAAAACAAAAGAAAAACTATAACTATTAATGAGAGTAATAGCAAAGTGAAATTTACGGAATTAGATGAAGAAATTAGTAATAGAATTAAAAGTCAAATAAAAAAAATGTTGAAAGATAACACAGGAGAACTGAAAGAGTTAAATAACGTTTCAATGGGATACATTGATTTCCCAAAGAAGAGCTTGGATCAAAAAGATTGTTTGGTAGGAGAATTTAATAGAATATTTGGGGATAGAGTTAATGACCCTAAGGCTGCAGTAGATGCCTTATTGCTCTTATTTAGAGATATTGAAAATACTTTAAATCAAGGAAATACGGCAACATTAGTGGACCAATCAAAACGTATTAGCTGTGATAAAATAAATCAAACCATTAATATTATTACTACAAAAAAAATGGCATTTAACTTATGGCGTGAAGAAAAAAAAGAGATATGCAATAAATTAAACATTGCCATTTCAAAGCGAGCTACTTTTGAACTTAATTTTGATAATAGCTTCGATAGATTTAAAGACTTACAACAAGTAGAACATATTAAAATATTTGGTTTTGTTAAGGATAACAGTGATATAATGAATAATTTCACAAATGATGTTGACTGTATTCAAGAATTATACAAAAAATTTAAAAATAATATAAGCTCTCAACTATCAGAATTAAATATAAAAGCAGCAATTTATGCAGCTTATATAGAAGTGAGGGAAATGTTATGGGGACAAAATTAACAATAAATAGTCTCTTTGCCTATTCAGAAAAAAATAACAAATACTCTTATATAAAATTTGGAAAATATGTAAATATTATTTATGGGAAAAACACATCTGGAAAAAGTACGATTTTCCAGGCCATTATGTATACTATGGGGATAAACGATGGTAATGAGTATTTACAAGAGATTCTTGAAGAAGATGTTTTTTTTAGAATAGATTGTATAATAACAAAAAATAATGTAGATGAAAAGATTGTTTTTATTAGAGATGATGAAACTGTATTTATCAAAAAAGTGAATAGACCAGTATTAAGATTTAATGGGATTAATGCGGACAACTCTGTAGAACATATTAAATTAAAAGAATATATGCATAAATTATTTGGATTTACATTAAAATTAGAAAATAAAAATGAATATAAAGTTGCTCCAATAGAAGCAATGTTTTTGCCATACTATGTATCTCAACCAGTGGGTTGGGTATATATACGAAAATCTTTTAATAGCCTTGAGTTTTATAAAAATTTCAAAGAAGACTATTTAGACTATTATTTAGGTATTGAGTCATTTGTTGATAGAGAGAAAAAGAGAGGATTAGAAATACAATTAAGAGATAAAGAAGAGAAAATAAAATTTTATATAAATACTGAAAAAAGTAATGATGAATTTCAGATTACAAAGTTAGTAGATGAACAGTTTGCTAATGAATCGAGGGAATATATAGAGTCTCACAATGATAATCAGAGAATTATAAATGAGTATGAAGAAAAATACATATCAAAATGTAATGAACAAAGTTATTATCAACAGAGAATGTCTTTATTAAGAAAAGTTTCTAGACACCATAAGTATCAAAACCCTGAAGGAGGGGTATGCCCTACTTGTAATCAAAAACTCCCTTTTAGTATAGAGTCATCATATAAATATTTCCAAGAAGATAATGACACTAAAAAAGAAATGAAAAAATGTAGAGAGAAAATTAAGAATTTGCAATCAGAAATTAATTCTTTAAGAAAAAAGATAGATAACCAAAAATTGAATATGTTAAAAGAGTATAATATTTTGAGAAAGTATTTTAATTATGATCTTTCATTTGATAGTTGGATAAAAAATAAAGTTAATGCTAAATTAATTAATAATATTAAATATAAATTAGGAGAATTGACTACTGAAAAAATAAAAATCAAAGACAGTTTAAAAGACTTTAAAACACAAGAAGAAGTTGAAAAATCCAGATTAGATAAATGTAAGGAGTTTTCAGATATTTTTTTAGATTACTTAGATGAATTAGGAGTAAAACCCTTAAAAGGAGGACGATATAATTTATTATATAAGATTTCAGCTTTCCCTTCTCAAGGAGTAGAACTTCATAAAACAATACTTGCCTATAATTTTGCATTTAATAAACTTATAGCAAGAACAGAGAATGTTCAACGATTTCCATTTATGTTAGATGCTGTTTTTAAAGAAGATATTGAGCAATCAAATAAAAATGTCATTATGAAATTTATTGGAAAATACAAGCCTGGTGATACGCAATTAATATTATCAATGGCTGAGACGAAAGAGAATGAAGAAAGTGTATATAAATATAATAAAGAGTATTTTAATGGAGAAGCTAATTTAATTTGTATAGGAGGAGCAACTAAAGAACGTGCTTTCTTAACTTTATATGATAATAGTATGAATAACTATTTAGAAGATACGCTAAATATTATGAATGAATAAGAAAATGAATAATGCAAGGAATTTGAAATTATTTAAATATTGGACAAAAATATTTTTATAATAAAGGAATTCCATTAAAAATTTAATACTTAGTAAGCGATAGATTACCCGGTATAGTGGCATAATAAATTACGACCATTTTAAACGAATGGCCGTTTATTTTTAAGCTATACACCAGGGGGAGTTTATAGCTTAATAAGAGCATTTATGACGTATCAGAGTGGATGGGAATAATCCAAGAAGCAAAAATATGATTTGAGTACTGAATTGTATAGTAATAATATTCCAGTAACAATAAAAAGTTCAAAATTTACCTATCTTGATTTAAAGCATGATTTTTGTCTTGAAACAGCAGATATTTATTACAAAAACAAAGATAGACTTCTTAAAAAATTAACAACATAAGAGTTATTACTGAAAGGATTCGGTTAGCCGATGATGTGACAGTAAAAATTTATATGGCAAAGCCATTAGTTAGTTATACTTTTTTCTTCTCAACTTATATTTTTTAAGTAAATTAACCATTCTGACTCTTAAATAAGGACTAAAAATTATTTTTTGTCCTTATTTAAGAGCTTGCTATCAGTTTTTAAAGATGCTTTTATCATTTCTACATATGAATCGTCTATTTCGCCGTCCTCACCAATAAGCCCATCTTCAAATAGTTTCTTTATTATGAGTGTAGTATATAAACCTTTAGATATGACTTCATTTTCATCATCATTTTTGTGTTTCTTTATATAATCCTCTAAGAGTTCGTTACATTTTTCCATGATTTCCTCTGATTTTGGATTAGGTTTAATATAACCTGTTTCCTCTAATAGTTGATTTGTGGATTTACCTAAAATCTTAGCTATCTTGCATATTGTATCAAGGGTAGGTTCCACTTTTTTTCCACTACGAGGGTCAATACCTTTTTCGAGCTTATCAATGTATGCGTGACTTAATCCACATCTGTCACCGAAATCTCTTAAAGATAAGTTGTTATTATTTCTATATTTTTTAATTAACTCACCCAATGTTTTCATTTTACGACACCTCATTTATATTATACCATGTCAACTATTGTTTACAAAAAATAGTTTGTATTTATTTTGTAAATCATAGTTGACAAAAATAAAAGAAAGTATTAGAATAAAACTTGTAAACCAAGAATGACACAAACAAAGGAGACGTAATATATGGTTAACAGAATTGCTTATTATAGAAAAAAATCAAAAATTTCGCAAGATCAACTCGCTAAATCAATAAATATATCTAGGCAATATTTATCAAAAATTGAAAACAATAAAGCTAATCCAGCTTATAATATTGTTTTAAAAATAAGTAAATTTCTAAGAAAAGATGTAAATGAAATTTTTTTTGAAAACAATGTAAACCATGATAAACAAACTGCTTAAATTTTAAATTAATCCTTTCAGCCTAAAAAATCAATTCAAAAGGCTAAAAATTAAATCATATCTTTTGAAAATTTAAAATAGGACAATCATTAACTTTCATAAGAATAAACTAGGAGGCGATTAAGCTGAAAAACAAAATTAAATCTGTTACTGTGAGTTATCCAGAAACTGATGAACTAAAAGATGAATTACAACTTAGATACGTAAAAGTATTAGCAAAAATTATTGTTAATATGCCTCCAGAAAGATTAAAAAAATTATCAAACTTATAGTAAAAAGATTGCAGCTAAGGTTATAAAAGCAGTGAACTAAAGATAAAAAATATATAAACATTCTTTTATATATTAATTTTAGCAATAAAATAGCATAAATTAACTACAATTTCATACAACTTTCATTGCTAAAAAGTGTAATTTGATTAAAGAAAAGAGATGAAAACATATGGGTAGAAACATAAAAGATACTGATACTGTCTATAAAAAGGCAAGAATAGAAGCATCAAGTTTTAATGACAAACTTAGAAGTAGAGAAGGCACGAGTGAAATACTTGGAGTAAGCCCTAGTTCATTATTAAATTATGAAACAGGAGTATGTAAGCAAATACCTACTGATGTGGTAGTTAAAATGGCTGAAATTTATAATGCACCAGAACTTATGAATTATTACTGTTGTAAGGAGTGTCCTATAGGGAAATATAGTGTTCCACACATTGAAGTTTTAGAAATGGACAGAATTACAATTCAAATTGTATCTTCACTAGAAAATATTAATGAGGTGAAAAAAGAACTATTAGATATTACAGAGGATGGAATCATTACAGAATATGAAAAACCGAAGTTGGATCATATTGTGAAAACATTGGATAAGATTTCAGTTGAATCTCAGGAATTAAAGCTTTGGGTCCAGAAAAATATTGAAAGGAAAGGAAGTTATTAATATGGCTGAAATGCCAGAAAACATAAAAAATCTTTTAAGAGATTTAAAGGAGGGAAGGGAATGTTTAATCCAGAGAAAGTAAAAGGTTTTAGCAAATTGGACAAAGAGGGTAGAGAAGTTTTTAGAAGGTTTTGTGAGAAATTTTACAAGGCATGGGAGCATCCAGAGGATCATGTGCCAACTTCAGTAAAAAGAATAGACAGTAAGTATCTTAAAGTTGTTTTAAGTGATGGCGACTGGTTGCATATCTTAAAAGATGGAAGTTGGTATTAAAGGAAGGAGGTAAAACTATGGTATTTGAAAATATGGTAGCACTTTTAATAGCTGCTGAGAAAAAATGCCCTCAGGAAGTGGCTTTCAAATACTTAGACAGGTTGGCGCATGAAACTGAGTTTAAAAGAGCTCCTGTATTTAGCTGGACATATGAAGATATACAAGATGTATTGAAATTTAGGCAGGAAGGTATTAGTGATGAAGAAATAGGTAGTTATTACGGAGTAAAAGCAGGTACTATAGTAAGACTATTTTATAAGAAAATTAATACATCAATATCAATGAAACCTAGAAAACGTGGGACAAGAGCTGAAATAGAAAAAATGTTGGAATTGAGTAATCAAGGATTTAGTGCAAGAGAATTATCAGATAAATTTCATATCAACATACAAACTGTATATAACAGAATTCAAAAAGCAAGAAAGAAAGAGGTGTGTGGAAATGACTGATTTTAGAAAAAATAAGGTAAATGATCTTAGGGAAAAACTGGATAGGTATGCTTATGAGCATGGAACATTAGATCAAAAAACATTGGAGATAAGTCAAGAGGTGGATAAGTTTATAGTCGAAGATATGAAAAGAATCCTCTGCAAAGGATTCAATTAAAACTAATATCGTTATTTTGGTTAGGGTACTCTGCAAAGTACCTTAGCCACATTATAGCATGTATGGAGGTGAATTTTCAATAAGAATTAACTTAATGCACATCTATAAATCAATTCTATTAAAAAATTATAGATTAGGAGATGTATTTACTTATGGCAAAATATAGATATGTATATACGAGCTTTTGGGAAGATCCAAAAGTTACAGAAAAGTTTACACCAGAGGATAAGCTATTTTTCATATACCTCTTAACAAATCCTCATACGACACAAATAGGTATATATAAAATAACTAAAAAACTTATAGCATTTGAAATGGGATATTCTATAGAATCGGTAGATAGTTTGATGGTTAGATTTGTAGATCATCATAAGTTAATTAGGTATAATGCGGAGACTAGAGAGATTGCTATAAAAAATTGGGGTAAATTTAATCTTAATAAAGGCGGCAAACCTATCATAGATTGTGTGAATAAGGAATTGACGGCAGTAGAAGACAGGGAGCTTATAGACTATGTAAGCCAAGGTATAAAAAGTCAAACTATAAGGGATTTATTTCTAAAATCAATAGGTAAGTTGGATGATCAAAAAGCATTTGATTCACCTGAAAATGATCAATCAAAAACAGATGAAAATAATGAAGAATTGGGCGATACGCCCACGTATCGTGAACGATACGTGGACAAAACTAAAACTAAAACTAAAACTAAAACTAAAATTAAAAGTAATAGTAATAATAATAGTCAAGATGAAAATAATATCAAGCCTGTGGATAATGTGCATAATGTGGATAACTCTGAACTGTTAGATGAAAAATCTAATAATCAAAATAAAATACCTTATGCTGAAATAGTGCAGTATTTGAATTCTAAAGCAGAAACTAATTACAGAGCTACAACGGAATCTACAAGGTCAAAAATTAAAGCTAGGTGGAATGATGGTTTTAGATTAAATGATTTTAAAACCGTTATATGCAAAAAGACAGAAGAATGGACAGGTACAGATATGGAAAGATACCTTAGGCCAGAGACGTTGTTTGGTACCAAATTCGAAAGTTATCTTAACCAAAAAGTTGTAGCAGGAAACACTAAAAATAATTCAAATAAGAGTACTTTTAACAACTTTAAACAACGTGATTATGATTTTAAAGAGTTGGAAAAGAAATTACTTGGGATAAGTTAAGGGCTGTAAATTGATATTAAAAAGAGGTTGATAAAGAATGAAAAAGGTAAGCATTGTAAATATAAAGGGCGGAGTTGGTAAGACTGTAAGTACTGTTAACATAGCAGCATGTTTAGGAGAACTAAACAAGAAAGTTTTGATAGTTGATGCAGACGCACAAAGTAATGCTACGCAGTATTTAAACTGTTATTCTCCAGAAGGAATTTCAACCTATGATGTGCTTATGGACAAGGATATAGATGTAAATACGGTAATAAAAAATACAAGTGTAAAAGGTGTAAGTGTAATACCGGCTAATATAAAGCTGATATTATGTGAAAATGAGATAGTAAATGATACTAGGAGAAGTAGAGAGAATAGGTTAAAAAAAGCATTGGACGCTTTAAAAGAAGAATATGATTATGTGATTATAGATTGTCCACCAAGTTTAGGCGTTGTAACTACCAATGCACTGGTAGCATCTGATTATATCTTAGTTCCAATTAAGATAGACCGATTTGCATTAGATGGATTTGGATATTTACTTGATACTATAGACCAGATAAGTGACGAGTTTAATCCAAAATTAAATTTTACAGGTGCATTTATAACAATGGATAAGAGGACTGCAATAAATAGGAAAATGAAAGCAGAACTTAAAGAGGCTCTTAAAGATAAGCTTTTCAATGTGTCTATTAGAGAAAATGTTAAAGTAATACAGTCAACATTTGAGCAACAGCCTGTTATAACATACTGTAAAAATGCCATAAGTAGCAAGGACTATAGAGCTCTTACCCAGGAGGTAATGAAGCATGTCATTTAATTTTAAAGGCATTGCAGATAGAGTAAATCACCTTGATAGTAAACAGGATTTCAATTTGAAAAACATTGATATAGAACAAATAGTACCAAATGAAAAGAATTTTTATGGTATGAGAAATATAGAAGAGCTTATGGAAGATATAAAAGCTAACGGACTTTATCACAATCTAGTTGTAACACCTTTTGATGATGGCAAATATAAAATAATCTCTGGTGAAAGAAGGTACCTTGCATTAAAAAAGTTAGGTTATAAAAAGGTACCATGTCAGGTAAGAGAAAATATAAATGCGATAGACAGTGAGATAATGCTTATTCAGGCGAATGCAAAAACTAGGGAACTTACAAATGCTGAAAAAATGGAACAGATAGAACGGCTTAAATTTCTATATGATCAAAAAAGAAAAAATGGTGAAAAGTTAGAAGGTAAAACAAGGGATTTGATAGGAAAAGATTTAAATCTCTCAGGTAGCCAAGTTGGTAAATATCAAAAAATTAATAAGGATCTTGTTCCAGAGCTTAAAGAAATGTTCTTAAAAAATAATTTGGATATGTCAAAGGCAGCAAGTATAGCATCACTAGAAGAACCCGGTCAAATCACTATATATGAACTCTTAAAAGGAAATGCTGAATTGAATAGGAATGAAGTAGAAAGGTTAAAAAATGAGATAAAGAAAAAGGAAGATGAGTTAAAAAGAGGTCAGGAGGATTACAAAAAGCAACTTTCTGCAGAATGTGAAAGATTAAAGAAAGCTAGAGAAAGTTTTAATGAGGATTATAAAAAGTTGGAAGCTCAAAAAGGTGTTCACAGTGAGCACCATGATATCAAAAATATAGAATTTAATTTAGAAATAAATATGGCAGTAAGAAATTTAAAAGATGATGCAGATTTACTTGTAAGAAAGTTAATGTCTGCTAGAGAAGATAAAAGGACATTAAGCGAAAGCAATCTAAAAGATATTGATGACTTACAGAGAGGCCAGTTAAAGTATATTTTTAATTTTAAAAGGTGATTACAGTGAGCACCTTTTAGAGAGGAGAAAATATGGATATTGGGAAAATTGATGTAACAAAAAAATATACGTTTATCGAGGCATGGAGGAAAGGTATTAGTAATAGCAATATGATTATAACTAGTGACAGCAGTGGTAATAGTTATAAGATTGATAGTTCCAGTGAGAAATTAAAATTTTATAATCCAGTTATAGCTACATGGCAAGTATGCACTTATATATTGCCTGAAGAAATATTTAATATGTGGTATATTACTGCAGATTTAAGTTAGGGGAGAAAATATGTGGGGACCAATGGTTATATGTATAAGGTTTAGAAATTTTAAACATAAGATTAGGCTAGTTAAAAAGTATAGCAGTAGGGGATATAGAGTTGAGATTTTAGATGGTAATTTTATATATGCAGAAAGTAAAGAGTATCAGAAATCAAAAGTTAATATGTAAAATGAAAAAATTATGTACATGGGGGTGAGGTTGTGGATACAAAAATAATAGAAAAAGTTAAAAAACTTCTTGCGTTAAGTGAAAGCAGTAATGAAAATGAAGCACAGTTGGCTATGATAAAAGCTCAAGAGATCTTGGCAAAATATAAATTATCTCTCAAAGAAGTTAAAGAGTTTAAAAAGATTAATAGTAAAATAATTAAAAAGGTGTCAGATATAACATTTAGAACGTCTAAATGGAAGGCAGAATTAGCTGATGTTATAGCAAATAATTTTGGATGTTATATTTATTTTGAGACTAAAAGAACCCATAAAATAGTTTTTCTTGGCAAGGAAGAAGACGCAATGGTTTGTAACATAATACTTGAATATGCGATTGACTCTATAGAAAGTACAATGAGAGTGATTAAATATAGCTATAGAAAAAATAGAATGAGTACGAGGGGCATTACTAACGATTATGCTATGGGATTTATAGAAGGATTAAATTATAGATTTGAAAAACAAAAACAAAACAATAGAGAATGGGGCCTTGTGCTCATGAGGGATGCTGATGTTACAGAAACTTATAATAATATGGATTTTAGAAAAAATTTAAATTGTGATGTTGATTTTGAGTATTCAGAGATATATGACCAAGGGGTTGAAGATGGAAAAAAGTTTAGTATTTCAGATAAAGTTGAGCAGGGAAAGTCAGATGAAACTGTTTTATTAGAATGTTAATTGTTTTGTAATATATTTTTACGACGTAACTATTGTAAATATACAAATCTAGGCTTTTTTCTAAGAATATTATATCACATAAATTTCCAAATTATAAGACTATAAACTACTTCTATTATTTGGTAAAATTTTATTTACACAACAAGAAAGAAGGAATCAAATATGAAAATTGTAGCTATTAATGGAAGTCACGTAGGTAAATCAGGTAATACTAATGTCATGGTTACTGCTCTTTTGAAAGGAGCTCAAGAAGTGGGTGCACAAACTAATAATATTTTTTTAGCTGAAAAGAATATTGAATATTGCAAAGCATGCAAGTTCTGCTGGTTTAAAAGTCCTGGAAAATGTGTAATTAAAGATGATATGAACGAGATATTATATTCTATGAAAGGGGCAGATATTCTTATTTTAGCTACGCCACTATATTTTGATAACATATCCAGTATGCTAAAAGTTTTTATAGATCGATTAATTGTGACAGCAAGCCCTTATTGGGAAAAAGATAATGATGGAGAATGCCGGCATATTAGAAGATACAAGACACCAAAACTTATTATAGTATCTAACTGTGGGTACCCTGAAAGATCTCATTTTCAAGTAGTCTCTCATTGGATTAGAAGAGTTGCACGTAATGCTGATACTGAAGTGATTGGAGAAATATATGCTTCCCAAGGTGCTTTATTAAGTACACAAGTTAAAGAATTACATGCTGTAATTTCTGCATATTTGAAGACTTTAGAGAAAGCAGGTAAAGAAATTGTTATGGATATGAGGTTGTCAGAGCAGACCAAGAAGTTACTGGAACAAAATTTTATTCCTGATGAAATCTATATTAGAGAAGCAAAGAATAGATCTGACTATATATTAAAAAATATATAGTTGTTTAATAAAAACACTGTATTATTCAAAGCGAATTTTGCGGTGTTTATACGTCGCATTTCAATTATAGTATACACTTATTACAAAGTTAGAATAAGTACGCACTATGAAATAATTGCGACATAAATGCTGAGAATTGAAATACGAACGATGGTCTTTGAAAATAGAATAATGAGGTGTGAAGAAGTAAATGATTTGTATTTATTGTAAATATAATCAGCTTTTATTTGTAAAAGTTATGATATAATTACTATTAATAAAGGCAAAATAGTAAAATATTATGAGTTCGATAATATAGAAAGATAATAATAGGAGGACAAATTATGGAGTTTGGTGGATGGTCATCATGGCAAGTTATAACTTTAATTATTTGTATTACAGTAGCCATTGGTAGTGGTACAGTAGTTAGTAAAAAAAAGAAAAAGTAATGTAAATAATGAATAATCTTCTAGTTTACTGACTTAACTATAAAAATAAAAAGATAAAAGCTTACTACAAAGATTATGTTTACTTACTGGAAATTTACGATAGATAGACTTTATTCTTATTTAACATAACAATTAAAAGTGAATAATTTACTGAAACGCCGTATTATTTAAAAAATTTTATGGCGTTTTTTATGTTCGTAAATCAAAGAGTAGGTGCACCAGAGGTGCAGCTGTTGAAAAAAATAAGATATGACCATTTAAATTTAAAGTATGAACAGTTATCTTTGAAAATGTGCTATATAAGGAAATTAATCTAGTGTTAGAGGGGATAAAATTAACTAACATTATAATATGAAGTCTAGTTAATACTTCCAACAGAATTTACGGGAATGGGTATGGATTTGTGTAAAAACCAAATCTATACCCATTATTTTTGTATAATGGAATGGAAGATTTGGAACAATATTCTTAAATAAATTAGGAGGAGTTTCAAATGAAAGAAATTGAAGTACCAGATATCGATTATAAGGAAGAAGTTAAAAAATGCAAAACTATGGAGGACGTAGTTGGCAGAAATGGTTTGCTGCAGAGACTTTTAAAGGATGTTATACAAAATATGCTTGAGGCAGAAATGGAAGAACTGCTTGGCAGAGAAAAATATCAAAGAAGTGAGGATTCAGAAAATAAAAATTATAGAAATGGATACTCAAAGAAAAGTATTAGGAGCAGTGTTGGTGATGTAAATCTTGATATACCAAGAGATAGAAAAGCTGACTTTGAACCTAAAGTTGTAAAAAAATATGAAACTGTATGCAATGAACTGGATAAGAAAATTATAGGATTATACGCAAGAGGTATGTCTACAAGAGACATTCAGTCAGAACTGGAAGAATTATATGGCATCGATGTATCGCCAACAATGATATCAAAAATAACTGATAAAGTTATGGATTCAGCTGCACAATGGCAGAATAGGGCACTGGATGACGTGTATCCTATTGTTTATATGGATGCAATACATTTTAAGGTTAGGGAAGAAAATAAAATAGTCACAAAAGCTGCCTATATATGTATGGCCCTTGATATGAAAGGATATAAAGATATTTTGGGCATATGGATTGGTGAAGCCGAAGGAGCAAAATTCTGGCTGTCAGTTTGCAATGATTTAAGAAATAGAGGAGTAAAAGAAATACTGATTGCCTGTATGGATGGACTAAAAGGGCTTCCAGATGCAATAAAATCCGTATTTCCGGATGTTAGTATTCAAAATTGTATAATACACCAAATAAGAAATTCTATTAAGTATATAGCTTCCAAAGATAAAAAGGAATTTATGAAAGATTTAAAATGCGTATATAAAGCACCTACTGAAGATTCTGCAATTAACGGCCTGGATAATCTAAAGAAAAAATGGGATCAGAAGTATAGTATAGTAATTGAATCCTGGTATAATAACTGGGATAAGTTATCAACATATTTTAATTACTCACCGGAAATCAGGAAAATTATTTATACTACAAACGCATTAGAGGGTTTCAACCGACAGCTTAGAAAGTTTACGAAGATAAGAACAGTATTTCCAAATGATGAAGCACTTAGAAAATCTCTTTACCTAGCTACTGAGAAAGTCATGGAAAAATGGACTTCTCCATCCCAAAATTGGGGAATGACATTGGCACAATTAACTATTGTGTTTAATGATAAACTAGGCGAAGAGATACTCTAAGATTTAGCTAAAATTTTTATATTTTTTCTTATTTTATTGCATAATTAAGTATATTATACAAACAATAAGAATGTAATATTAATCAGTATTAGTATTACTCAAATATAAAAAAATATAACTGAAAATCAAAATTTCCAGTTATATAAAACTAAATCAAATCTATTTTACACAAATCCATCTATATTCTCGAATTTACTCAAAGACAATTATTATAAAAAATAATAACCCTAAATATTATTTTAGAGTTATTAATACTTTACCTTTGCAGTGATTTAAGATTTAATTTGAAAAAGGTTGTGAAGATTCTATATTTAGTAAACACAGTCATAAAAACAATGATTATTTTGCATAGAAAAATGTTATTAAGAATGCAATAAATGCTGTAAACACTGCAATAACAATAAAACTACGAGCAGAAGAATGATAAGAAATAACCTTATTTTTAATTTGATAAGCTGTTGATATTAAACCTCCAATTATCACAATTAATATTAGGTCAAAGTTTGATTCTATAAGTGAATTGCTTAGTTTCAATCCTCTTATAAATATATCTAAGAGGGTTGCAAACATCATAAATCTACAAGCGTAAGCATCTCCTTGATACACAACACTTTTTGTTCTTTCGTCTATAATGCCGTAAATAGAGGTATTTTTACCTTGTTTGTTGTTTTTTCTAAACATTTTTATTCCTCCTCCAAATAAAATAAATCTTCAAACTTTTTTTGTAAACATTTTGCAAGAATTAATGCTAATTTAGCAGTTGGACAGTATTGACCAGTTTCTATAGAACTTATTGTTTGACGGCTTACGCCTGCCATAGTTGCAAGTTGTTGTTGCGAAATGTTAAGTTCAGCACGTGCAACTTTTAATCGATTATTTAAATTAGTTTTATCATCCAAGAAAACACCTCCAGTAATTGAATGGTATCATATACAAATGGTTATGTCAAGTTTACTTTGCAATATGACAAGTACACTTGTTTACAATTTGTTTTATTTTATGACACAATACAATAGTTACAGGAATGAAGGTTTTAGTCACACCTGGAGTTTCTTATTTAATGACAACCGAAAAAAATATCTTTCATACAGCAAAAGATGGCCAGGTTTATGTTAAAGAAATTTAATACGCAATACGGTATTTTTATGTCAGAATAGAAAAACATATTATGTCACTTAAAAAAATTAATAAAAAAGAAGAAATAGAAAAAAGAATAAAGGAAAATCCTCAACTTGCTAAAGAATATGAAAAAGCAAAACGATAATATGAGAATATAAAATCAGGAAAATTAAATAAAAAATTTGGAGTTGATTAAATTTAATGAAACAAGATGGTTCTATAACGGAAAGAAAAAATCATATATATTGTTTTTCTGAAGAAGAAATTGACAGATACCTTGGGGAAACAATGAAGCATACTTTAATGGATATTATTAGACGAATTGAACGTGATAGGTCTTTAGAAAAGGGGATTATAAAATGAAACTAATGGTATTAGATAAAAATGATAAATGGGAAACTCATATGGATAAGGTAAATGAGGAATCTAGAGAACTGATTGAGGCAATAAAGGAAGGAAATATGTCTCATATAGCAGAGGAAGTTTTGGATAATATTCAAGTTTCGATAGGAATATTAGACAAGTTGTATAATGAGGGACTAAATATTGAGGAGGTAGTGCACATTCATAATAGAAAGCTAGTAAATAGAGGGTGGAAGCATAAAGCAGCCGTAAGAGTTCAGGTGAATAAAAAATGACTTACATAGCTTGCCTATGAGCCGTATTAAAAAGCAAAAAGGTATAATTGTACTAGAAGAGTTTAAAGTGCCTTAAAGTTAATTTTAACAATAATAGGAGGCATTTATGGAAAATAGAACGAAAAATAAAAATTTACATGAAGAATTACAAGATAAAATTCAAAAAATAGAGCAAAGTTTAATTCGTGGAAAAGAAATAACAATAATGGTTACTCCAAAGGGACTAAAAATTAAAGAAGCAGCAATAAAGATAATTAAATAATATGCATACAGCCAAATGGGGTTGTAGAAGAGCTAATGGAGCTATAGGATTTATGTATTAATTCTATAGCTCTTTATTTATTTACGGGAGGTATGGCAATATGAATAAAAAAGAATTTGATAAGATAAATGAGGTAGAGAGTTTTTTATATAATTACAAAAGTATAAAGTTAGCAATAGAAAATCTAAAAATGGAATTAGCTACAATGGATGAACCTTCAATCTCTGCAATTCAGTATAAGGAATGTACTGGGAAAACTAATAAGTTTAATTCAGATGTTGAAAATAAAATACTACAAAAAGAATTGTTAGAATCAAGGATAAAACACATGGAAACTAAGATAAAACAAATAGATAAGGCTTTATCCATATTGCCAGATATAGAGAGAGAAATAATACAATATAGGTATATAGAAGGTAAAAACTACTATGAGTTTACTTATAAGATATACAAGTCAGAAAGGCAAGCTCGAAGACTAAAGAACAAAGCATTACAGAAAATAGTAATAGTGTTCTTTGGAATAGAATAAAAAGAGATGTCCGATTTTTGTCCGATTAATGTCCGATTAATGTCCGGTCATCCAGGGAAATATGCTATATAATATTAATATAGAAAAATTTAATAAGCCATGGCAAGCACTTGGGATTACCTGAGTGTTTTTATTTTTATACAAATTTATAAGGAAGTGAAAATAATGAATCAGATCTATAAGAAAGAAAATTTTATAGTTATTCCAGTGTGTAATGAGTATTTAGTTATAAATACAAATAAAATATTCAAGGAAGGACATACACATGTAAAAAGTATAGGAGTTGCTAGGATGCTTATAGATTTATCAATTAATAGACAACTTCCTAAGAATCCTTATTTTGTTGGAAATTTAGTAAGGATAGCATCAAATAAGGAATACATAAATAAGCTACAGGACTTTAAAAGAAAAGAATATAGTTCTGATACTTACTATAAAGTATTAATGTCTGCACCTTGTTATAAAAGACATAAGGGTGCATTAAGGCAGGTGAGATAAAAATTTACTTATACCATTATTAAAAAATTTTAATAATATGATTAAAATTCACTCTTTTGGACATTATATACAATAGTGATTGCAAAGGGGGGTGAAAAGTTTGAATAACTTAAAATATATCCAAGCCTTGAGTAACTCTAAGTTAAAATGTACATCTCCATAATTTTATTTATAAAATATGTGTTAAATATAAAAATAAAATTCCATTAAAGGAGATAAAGATAATATGAATAAACAAGAATTAGAAATCCAGATATTAAAAGTATTGATAGAAGATGATGATAATGATACAAATTTGTTTTGGAAGAAGATAGATAATAAAAAACTTGGGACAACTAAATTAAAAATTGCTCAAACTATTAATGAATTAGAAGAAATGGGATATATAGAAGGTACTAAACAACATATTGGTTTAAAATCAGAAGTAGATTTTGCTGGAAAAGTATCAATAACAATAAAGGGAAGAAAATATTTTGAAGGTAACTATAAAAGATAATTCATACTACAAATAAAGGAATATTACCTCTAAATATAGAAGACTTTGTAAAAGGAGGCGATATTTATGACTGATTTTAAAATAGGAGCAAATAGTTATGAGAGAATGCCCCAATTTACAAAACTTTTAAAAAATAAAGGAATAGACTTTAGTACTAGTGTCCCTGGACAACTAACTATAAGTGTAGCAGAAAAAGATGTAGAAGAGTTTATAAGACTAGCAAATGTTAACAAAGTTGGAATTGAACAAGCATAACTTAAAAAGAAGAGCTCAAAAGGGCTCTCCTTTTTAATTGTTAAAAGGGTAATGAGGTGGTGATATGAATGTAGTTGAACCAATAAAGAATATTAATAAAGGTTGATAAATGTGTTTTATTTAAACTTAGTACACCTTTAGAATAAAAGAAGTTAGGACATTCCTTTATAAAACTAAATTTCGGTAGTATAATATTGCCATGGGAGTGATATTATGGGGTTTAGAATTAGAAGGTCAATTAAAATAGCACCAGGAATAAAATTAAATGTTGGAAAGAAAGGTATAAATAGTGTTTCTATTGGTGGTAAAGGCTATACAAAAAATATAGGAAAGCATGGTACTAGAACTACTGTAGGAATACCAGGTACAGGAATAAGCTATAGTAAATATAAAAAATACGATACAAAACCTAAAGAAAGTAAAATTGAAAGAGTTGCAAACAGAATCTCAGAGGCAGCTAAAGTATGGAGAGAATGTCCTATAGATAATAAAGAAGATAAGATAAAATTGCCTAAAATAATATGGAAAGAAATTATTATAACAGCAATATTATTTATAGCTATGTTTATATTTATTCCATTGGCTGTATTTGCATTAATATCAGCAGCAGTTCTATTATTTACTTTATTATTTAATAAACAATGTTGGGCACAAACATATCAATATAAGGCTATAAAGGCATATCATTTTAGAAATAATGAAGATTGTATATATTATTGCGAAAAGAGTCTTAAGAAAAAAGAGTATGAAAGTACTAGAAGATTATTAGAATTAACACAACAAGAAATTAGTTAAGACCTATTTATATAGGTCTTATTTTTTTATGTATCTATAAGAAAAAATTCATATTTGCGAGGTGGTGACATGAATGTAGTAGAGCCTATCCGTAGTAAAAAGAAAATTAGAGATATCTTAATGTATCTAAAAAGGGAAAACGAAAGAGATTATATTATGTTCTTACTTGGGATACATACAGGGCTAAGGATCAGTGACATTCTAAGGTTAAAGGTTGGTGATGTTAAGAATAGAAATCATATTTGTATTATTGAAAAGAAAACTAAAAAGGCTAAAAGGTTTCTAATTAATAATGAGCTTAAAAGAGAATTAAAAAGATATTGTAAGAATGAAGAAAACTATAAGTTCATTATACGTAGTAGGGAAGGCGGAAACAATCCAATAAGCAGAATAAGAGCATATCAAATACTTATTGATATTGGTAATCTATTTGATATCCATATAAGCTGCCATACTTTAAGGAAAACATTTGGGTATTGGCATTACCAGAATAATAAAGATGTTGTGAAACTAATGGAAATATTTAACCATTCAGACCAGAGAGTTACATTAAGATACATTGGTGTAATACAAGATGAACTAGACGAATCTGTTAAGGAAATGACCTATTTATGATATAAAAAATATCAAATTATGCCTTGAACTTAACATAACGAGATAATGATAAATAGCTAATTGATAATAAATAATAATGGCATAACATCAATGGTTTAATAAGGTTATAATAGTTTAACACAATTACCTATACAGTTAAATTCAAAATGCAAGAAGGGCATATACAATCTTGCAAATGGAGATGATTAAATGCCAAAGCAAATATGTAAATATATAGGATGTAATCAGTTAATAAATAAAGGTGAAGTCTATTGTAAGAAGCATAAAGTTAAGATGGAAGAAAGGATGAAAGCAAACTATAAATTCTATGATTACAATAGAAAGGATAGCAAGGAATGGAAGTTTTATAAGACTAAATGGTGGGAGCAATTAAGAGTTAATGTATTGCTTGCCTATAACTATATAGATGTTTATGTTTACTATATTGAGAATAGAATTGCTAAAGCCAATACAGTACATCATATTATTCCAATTAAAGACGATTGGGATAAGAGAGATGATATAGAGAACCTCTTCCCTTTATCTGAATCTACGCATAAAAAGATACATGAGCTATATGAGAATGACAAGGCAAAAACTCAAGCTTTATTAATAGAATTATTAGAAAAATTTAGAAATGGAGTGCCACCAACAAAAGCCCCCCCACCTTGAAAATATGCGGGTTTGCGACGAAGACCTCATGCAAACTTTTTCGGACGATATTTTCCCTTTATAAAGTAAAAAGGGGATTTTTTATTTTCAATTAATATTTATTATTAATGAAGGGAGGATAAAAATGGGAGCTATAAAGCAAAAAACTGAAACTTTAAAAAAGCATATTACAAAAGAAGAAAAAGAGCTTAGGACTAAGCAAGAGGAAATTTTAAGCCAACTTCCCAATGACAAAATAAAGCCTCCAACTTGGCTAAGTAAGAGAAGTAAAAAAATTTTTAAAGAAATAGTAAGTGAACTTAATGTCACACAAATATTAGCAAATTTAGATGTACACGATCTTTCAGTTCTTTCAGGTGCATTTGACAAATACATTGAAGCTACTATTGCACTAAACACTGGGACACTTACTGTAATGGAAACAAACAAAAATGGCAGCACTAAAGAAGTCCCCAGTCCATATATACGGATACAAAATGGATATGCTGATATTATAAAAAAATATTCTACAGAATTTGGATTAACCCCAGCAAGCAGACAGAGGCTTATACAAATAAATACTGAAGTCAAAGATGACAGAGAAAAAGAATTTGAAAAAGAATTTGGTGATATCTAATGGCGTTAACGTTAGAGGATAACATTAAAAGTTCTACTTGTTTTACGGGAACTTTAAAAGAACAGCTAATTGAATACTGTAATAGAATTTTAAATAATAAAATAGTTGCATGTACAAAGCATAAATGGGCGTGTAAAAGATTCTTAAATGATTTATCTAAAGAAAATACACAGGGATTTCCTTATGCATTTGATGAAAATCAGGGACAGAGAGCTATTGATTGGCTGCAGGAATTTAAACATAGTAAAGGTGAGTTAGCGGGAACCAAAATAGAAGCTCACATATTTGTTAAATTTGTGCTTGGTAATGTATATGGTTGGATAAATGTTAATACTGGATATAGAAGATTTGAAAGAATGTATGAACAGGTAGGGAGAAAGAATGCTAAGTCACAGACGTTAGCATCTATTGCAACTTATGAATTATGTGCTTATGGAGTTGCTGGAAGTGAAGTTTATTGCTTGGCACCAGTTTCAAAACAAGCAAAGGCTGTGTTTAATGAAGCTTGCAACATGATAAGAGGTCACAGGATATTAAGAAGAAAATTAAAAATCAGGGAGTCTACAAATGAAATAATTCATAGAAAAAGTAACAGTGTAATGACTTTATTTACTAAAGATGATTTGAAAAAAGGTGACTCTTATAATCCTCAACTAGCTGTAATAGATGAATACCATTTATTTGATACAAGCGAACCAGTTGATACAATGGAAAGTGGTATGGGTGCAAGGTATAATCCTTTAATTGCAATTATAACAACAGCAGGAAGAAAAGTATTTTGTCCTTGTAAAGAAGAATATGATTACTGCTCAAAAGTTATTAATCCATATATTAATTTAAATGATGATAAATACTTTATTATAATTTGTGAAGTTGGAGCAAAAGAAGATCCTTTTGATATTATGAATGTCATTAAGGCAAATCCTGTTGTTAGTACATATGAGACAGGATTAAATAAATTAAAAGAAAAAATGAACACAGCCAAAGAAAGAGAAGATAAGAGGCTCGAGTTTTTTACAAAGCAGTGCAATATATGGGTAAATCAAAAGAGTAAAAAGGCCTATATGAATATGCAAAAATGGGATGAATGTAGAATAACACAAAGTAATGTAGACATTTTGGAAGGATTAGAGAGTATTGTTACAGTAGATGATTCTGATAAAATCAAATTTGATTTAAGAGGCTTAAAATGTGTTGTTGGAATAGATAAGTCAGACAAAATTGACCTTACGAGTACTACATTTGAATTCGATTTAGGTAATGACAAGGTTTTGGTTTTAAATCATTGTTTTATTCCAGAGGATACTCTGGAGGCTAAAAAGAAGACCGATAAGGTTCCATACGATTTGTGGTGTAAACAAGGGTATATAACTAAAATACCAGGAGCTAAAATCAAAAATGAATATATAGTTGATTATATTTTAGATCAGAAGAAAAAATATGACTTTGATATAGATTCCATTGCGTATGATCCATGGCATTGTGATGATATAGCAAGAGAATTTGAAAGTTTAGGCATTTTAGTAATAGAAATACCTCAAACATATGCTTCATTATCAGAACCTACAAAGGATTTTAGAGCTAAAGTATATGCAAAAGAAGTTCTGCATAACGGCAATCCAGTTCTCACTTACTGTATGAGTAATGCGTTAGAAGATCCTGATAGAAAAGAAAATATAAAATTGTATAAAGAAAAAGATAGCAGTGAAAGAATAGATGCAGCAGTGTCAACAACAATATCACATGTAAGAATGGTAGCATTACTTGATAATTCTACAGGAGATACATTCTATAGTCCAGACATATAGGAAGAGGTGGTGGAAGGTTGGGAATATTAAGTACTATTAAGAATTTTTTTATAAGAGCACAGAGCAGTATTGTATTAGATCCTTTTTCAAACTTTAAATTTTGGAATACAAATATTGCAAACAATGAAACTATATTTGCTGTAGTCACAAGGCTAAGTAATTCAATGGCCAGTTTGCCTCTTAAGCTCTATCAAAATTATAATGTGGTAAATGCTTATGAAAATGATATTGCAGAGCTTATTGAAAGCCCTAATTCCTTTATGACGCAGTTTAAATTTATAAGGAAGATGGAAACTCTAAAAAATATGACGGGTAATGCTTATGCCTTAATTGAATATGATATGTTTATGACTCCAATAGCATTACACATTTTAAATCCGGATTTAGTTGAACCAGTAATTGAAAAAGATACTAATGAACTTTGGTACAGGGTAATTGATTCAGATGGTTCAATATATATTCATAACAGTAACATAATACACATACATCATATAACTGGAGTTGTAGGCGAAAAAGGCATAAATCCACTTGATATACTTAAAAATACAGTGGATTATGACAGAGAAATTAAAGAATTTAGCTTAAATCAACTTCAGAATGGATTAAAAGCTAATGTCGTTATAAAATTGGCATCCAAATTAAATAAAGATGCTATGGATGATTATACTGAAATGTTAAAAAGATTTCAGAAAAACGGCATATTGTTTCTGGACAATGGTAAAGACTTTAAGGAATTAAGTGGATTCAATTTTATAGATCCTAAGGTTTTTGATGTTGAAAAAATAACTGTTGAGAGGGTAGCAAGAGTATATAATATGCCATTAAGTAAATTAAACAGTGAAAAAAGCAGCTATAATAGTTCTGAACAGGCTGATTTGGAGTATATAAAAGATACAATGTTGCCTAATACACGAATGTGGGAACAGGAAACAAATAGAAAATTGCTTACACATCAACAAAGGAAAAATGGATTTTCCCTTAAATTCAATCTGAATGGTTTGGCCAGAGCAGATATGAATACAAGGGGAAATTTTTATTTTAAAGGGATAAGGAGCGCGTGGTTTACACCCAATGAAGTAAGATCATTGGAAGATATGCCACCAAAGCCAGGAGGGGATAAATTGTATGTATCAAAAGACTTAATTTCTTTAGATTTGTTAAATGCACCACAAGTAGATGTAGATGGAGGTGAAAATAATGTCCAAAATACTGGAGTTTAAGAGTAAAGATAAATTTGGTAAAGAAAAAGTTAATGGAAAAATGGAAATTAAAAATCAAACTGATACTGCTGCAGATTTATATTTTTATGGTGACATAGTTTCTACTACATATGATCCTGATGATTGGTGGAGTAGTGGAAGTCCAGAAGATAAAGCTCCACAGGATGTTGCTGATTTTCTTAATGAAATTGATGGCATGACAGATGTAAATATTCATGTAAATAGTGGCGGAGGTGATGTTTTTGCAGGTGTAGCAATATATAACATATTAAAAAATAATAGTGCAAATAAGACAACTTATGTTGAAGGCCTAGCAGCAAGTGCAGCAAGCATAATAGCATTAGCAGGAGATAAAATAGTAATTCCATCAAGTGCACAACTTATGATACACAATCCTTGGACACATGCAGGAGGAAATGCCAATGATCTCAGAAATGTAGCGGATATGCTTGATCAGATAAGTAAATCACTTGTAAATATTTATATGGAAAATGCTAAAGATGGCATAAAAGCTGATGATATAAAACAAATGATGGATGATGAAAAATGGTTTACAGGTGATGAGGCTGCAGAAGTATTTAATATTGAGGTTGATACAACTGAACCAGTTGCAGCAAGTATAAAAAGTGAATTTTTTAGTAAATACAAAAATACGCCTAAAAATTTACTTAATATTACACCTAAAAATAATACAAAACATCCTGTTGTTAAGGATGCAGAAATTGAAAGCCTAATAGAAAGAGTTAATAATACATTAAAATATTCAAATTTAGAGGAGGAATAATATATGAAAATGAATAGATATCAGCTTGAACAAACACTTGATGGTGTAGGTCAGGATTTAAAAGCAAGTAATGAAAAACTAGTAAAGATGTATGCTGATTCAAAAACTACTATAGACGCTAGAAATGAACAGAAAAATAATGTAAAAGACTTGGAAGAAAGATTTAATGGATTAAAAGCTCAAATTGATGATTTAGATAAACAGGCAAAAGAAAAACTTAAAACTAAAAACAACTTAGATGGTGATGACGATCCAAAAGCTAAAATTATTAAAGCAAAAGCATCATTAGTAAGAGCTGTAATGGCACATAAACCAGTATCAGATGATGTAAAGAATGCACTTGGAGGGGTTAGAGCTTCTTTGGGTGATGGTACATCTCTTGGAGATGGAGGAAAATTACTCCCAACTACTATGACTACTGAATTATTGACTGAACCTATGGCAAAGAATCCATTGAGAGGTATTTCAACATTTACTAATATAACCAACCTTGAAGTACCTAAAATAATTTTTACTCTAAGTGATGATGATTTTGTTCAAGATGGTGCTACAGCAAAAGAATTAGAAGCAAGTGCAGATACAATTGTATTCGCAAGAAATAAGTTCAAAGTATTCTGTGATATAAGTGAAACTATACTTAATGGTACCGCAACTAACTTAGTAGAAACCGTAAATAATGCATTAGAAAGTGGACTTGCTAAGAAAGAAAAGAAAGTAGCATTTGAAGCTGCAGCTCCTACTGATATGAGTTTTTATAAGAAAGATGCTGGTAGCAAATATTTAATAAAAGAAGTTCAAAAAGATACTTTATTTAAAGCAGTTAAAGCTGCATTAGCTGATTTGGAAGATGATTATTCTGATAATGCAAAGATAGTTATGCGAAAATCAGACTATTTTGATATGATTGATACTTTAGCTAATAACAATTCTACTTTATATACAGCACAGCCAGAGCAGATTTTGGGAGCACCAGTTATATTTTGTGATTTAGCAACAATACCAGTTGTAGGCGATTTTGGATATTCTCATTTTAACTATGACTTAAATATGCTTTATGACCAGGATAAAAATGTTAAAACAGGCATGGAAAGTTTTGTATTGACAGCATGGATTGACCACAAAATAAAAATGTATTCTGCATTTAGACTTGCAACAGTAAAAACTGTTACTCCCTAGTGCACCCTCTGCAACAGAGGGAACAACAGATACAACAAAATATACACAAGATCAACTTGAAGCTATGACAGTTGACCAATTAACTACTATTGCAAAAAATAAAGGCATGACAGGCTATTCTAGTTTGAATAAAGCTGATTTGATAAGTGCAATATTAGCTAAAGAGGGTGTATAGTATGAATTTATCAGAAGTAAAAGAGTGGCTAAAGGTAGATTATGAGGATGAAGACAATACTTTATCCTCTTTACTTTCTGCAAGTGAAATGATAATTAAGCAGGCCACTGGAGTTGAGCTTTCAGATGTACAAGGTGATGAAAAGGCATTAGCGTTGTATGATCTGATACAAAAAATTATAGTAACTAATTTTAATGAAAATAGGGGGGAAGGAATTAAAGATAATATTGGACTAACAAGCTTATATATGCAGTTAGAAGCATATAAATTGTCAAATTCAACTACAGATAGCGTTGATACAGGGTAAACTATTAAAATAAAACTAACTTTTAAAAGAAATGAGAGGTAAATTTGAGTGATAATAAATTAGACCCGGGGAAGTTAGACAAAAGGATTGAAGTTTGGCAGATGCGTAAAGAAGAAAATGAAATTTGTGAGGAAGATTATGGCCCGCAATATTTAAAAAAAATTTGGTCAAGTATAATCCCCCAAACTGGGAAATTGCAAAAACAAACTAATCCTGATACAGTAACTGCAGATACAACTCACAAAATAATTGTGAGATATGGATCAGGGAAGAACATAACGGATGATATGTGGCTTATGTATTTTGAAAATAAAGCTGATAGTGATATATATGCTAAAGATCAAAATGCTAAAGTTGGCCATAGATTTGATATAAATTATATCTTAGATCCATACTTTGCTCATAAGACGCTTGAAATATTTTGTACTGAAAAAATAGAGTAGGTGGTGATATTTTGGAAGATGGATTTGAAGGCTTAAGTGGCTTGGATGATTTAACAAAGGATTTTCTTAGTTTAGCACAAGAAGAGCTTCCTAAAGAATCTAAAAAGTTTATAAAAAAGAATGCAAATCAATTAAAGACGGCAACTAAAAATAAATCAAAAGAATTAGGTATACTTGAGGAAACTGGTAATTACTATAAATCATTTAAAAGTGGAAAAGTCTATAAATATGATGGTTCTTTAGCCTGCAGAGCAATGAACAACAGCCCTCATGCTCATTTACTGGAAAATGGTCATATGCAAACTGACAAAGCAGGGAATACTGTAGGAAAAGGATTTGTCCCAGGATTCCACGCCTTTGAAAAAGAATACAGTGAATTTTTAAATAAATACTATGATAATTGCGAACAATTCATTGATGATATGTTGAAAAACAAAGGATTATAAAAAATGGTTACTATAAAAGACATAGTAAAGGCTATAAATTTAAAAATAAAAGATAAATTCCCTGATATACCAATACAAAGTACAGATATAAAAGAAGGCTTTAAAAGACCTTCTTTTTATGTAAATAAAGATGATAATAAATCCAACAGATATAACCAAGATATTAAAGAAAGTAAAACATCCATAAGGATTTACTATTTTCCTACAAGTGCATATAAGAACAGGATTGAACTTTTAAATATGGAAAATGATTTAACTGATTTATTCCTTGATGGTGTGCTAGTTAGTACGGATGATGGTGAATATCTGATGGAAATTTTAGAAGATGATATAGATTCTGTGGTTACAGATGGAGTATTACAAGTGCATTTTTACTTATATTTACTTCAGGACTTTTCAGAGGAAGATGCTGAAGTTATGGAAGAATTGGAAATGGATGAATTAGAAAATAATTAAGAGAAAGGATGTTTTAAATGTCTTTGAATTTACCAAACATAGATGTTATTTTCTCAAAATTGGCTTCTACGTTAGAAGGTAGAAGCCAAAAAGAAAATGTAATCCTAATTATAAAGGATGATACTGACAAAACTTTTAGCACAAAAGTATATACAGATGCTACAGTTGCGGCAAAGGACTCAGCCTTATATACTCCAGCAAATTTAATGTATATAACAGATGCTTTTATTGGAGAACCAGCAAAAGTAACAGTAATTAGGATTGATGCAACAGGTGGCAAAATTGCAGATGCATTAACTATAGCTGGAACTTTAGAAAGGGGATGGATAGGTACTCCAAGTGAAGTACAGGCAGACCAGGATGCAATTACTTCTTTCATAAAAGACCAAGTTGCAAAGAAGAGATATTATTTTGGAATTGTATTTAATTCAACTGTACCACCAAATTTTAAGTTTGTTACGAACATAGATAATCCCAAAGTAACTTTTAAAGGAAGCAGAGGAGAACAAACTTCAAATGAAGCTATTCCAACACTTTTAGGATATTTTGCAGGTAATGCAATAACTAGAAGTGCCACAAATTTAGTAATAGAAAATTTAGTGAGTGTACAGGAAAATACAGACGTTAATGCGGATATAAATAATGGAAAAATGCCTCTTATAAATGACAATGATGACGGTGAAAATAAAGTAAGAATAGGACTAGCAATTAATTCTTTAACAGATGATGATGCTATAGAAGATGAAAAATTTATAGAGATAGTGGAAGCTGAAGCGTTAATTGCAACAGATGTAAGAAATACTTTTAAAAATGATTGGCAGGGAAAAGTCAAAAACACTCCAGATCATCAAGTATTATTTGTTAGTGCAGTAAACGGCTTTTATAAGGAACTTACTAAAGAAGAAAATGGTGGTATATTGGATGAAAATTTTGACAATGCATCATATATAGATACAGATGTACAAAAAAAAGCACTAGTTGCTGCTGGTGTTAGCGGTGCAAGTTCTTTTACAGATGCTCAGGTAAAACAAACTGTTATTGGCAGAAAAGTATTTTTAAAGTCAAATATAAAGATACTGTTTGCTATGACAGATTTGACATTAAACAACATGTTAAATTAGGGAGGAGATGGTCAATATGGCTAACAAAGGTACTGACTATTTAGTTGGAACCAATATGACTGTTTATATGAATAATGTAAAAATTACAGAAATAGCTTCTTGTGAATTGAAAGTTACAGGTAAATTTGATGATGTAAATCAAGCAGGAGAATTTGGGACAACCTACGTTTATTTAGGATATGAGTGCAGCGGGACACTTAAACTAAATAAAATGAGAAGTGTTGGTGCAAGTATTGTTGGGGAAGCTTATTTGACAGGAGAGATGCCTCAATTAAAAGTAAGTGGAGCTGTGACTAATAAAGTTACAAAACAAACAGGTCGAATGGAATTCTATGATGTAGTTGTGACAGAATTTGGCCTAAATTCTGAAGTTAAAAAACTTATAACTGAAGAAATACCTATTAAAGCTGGTAGTTTTAAAGTTCTAGATAAAATTAATCCAATAACTGTTTAGGGGGAGATATTATGGCAGGTAAAAAAACATTAAAGAAATTAACTTTGAAAGATCTTTTAAATAAGGAACTTATAAAAAAAGCAACAACAGCAAAATTCAAAGATATAGAAATTAAAAGTTTAGGTGGAACTGTAACTTTTAAAAGGCCAAGCCAAGATCAAATTACAGAGGTTATAGATGTGATGGATATTAATACTAATGGTGACCAGAGTGTAAAGATGGGTAAAATCATTCCGGCAATGAGACAATTAATTTATGATTGCTGCCCTATAATGCATGAAAATGATATTCTTGAAGCATATGGATGTACTGATGATCCTGAAGCAATTGTTGAAACATGGATTCCTGATATGAATGAGGTAGATGACATAGCAAACCAATTAATAGGAAAACAAAATTTAAAGTCAAGTGAGGTGGAAGGTAAAGTAAAAAACGAATAAAAAAGGACAAGTGGTGGCATACACTTGCCTTTTATGCTGTTAGAGATCCACAAAGTATTAATTATCTATTAAATTGTAGCTATTTTGAAAGGGTATTTTATATGTGTGCAGTAGATAACTACTGGAAAAGTAAAGCTAACTTCGTAAGTGCAATGTTTAGCACAAGAGAAGATGAAGATAATTAGTTTTATTTATTTTTTTTGAAAAAAGTTTTGATGAAGACATACTTTTGTATGTCTAATTAAAACTTTTTTTCTTTATTAAAAATAAAAGGCAGGTGAGCACATGGCAAGTAGGGTAATAGCTACAATTTTAAGTTTAAAAGATAATTTTTCAAAAACCATACAAGGAACAACAGAAAATACAAAGGCTTTCCAGCGTCAGATACAACATACTCAAAATGATATTGCAAAGTTTAGAAATAATATTGGAGAAAGTTTTGGAACTATAAAGACTAAAGTTGCTGGAGCTTTGGCAGGATTAGGATTTGCTGAGGTTGCAAAGAAATCTGTTGAATTTGCTTCTAACTTAGTTGAAGTTCAAAATGTAGTAGATCAAACTTTTGGAAAAGGTGCATCACAAATAGATGCATGGTCTAAGACAGCTTTAAACGCGTATGGATTAAATCAACTCCAAGCTAAACAATTTACTGGATACTTAGGGGCAATGATGAAATCTAGTGGTATAGCTGGAGATTCACTTACAAAAATGAGTGAAGACTTAGTAGGGCTATCAGGAGACATGGCCAGTTTTGATAATTTAGATCCAGAGATAGCTTTTGAAAAAATTAGATCAGGTATAAGTGGAGAGACTGAACCACTTAAAGAAATTGGCATAAACATGGATGTTGCAAATTTAAAGGCCTATGCATTATCACAAGGTATAACAAAAAGCTACGAAAGCATGAGTCAGGCTAAACAGGTAACATTAAGATATAACTATTTAATGTCTGTTACAGCCGATAAGCATGGTGATTTTGCTAAGACTCAGCAAACATTTGCTAATCAAATGAGAATTGCAAAAGCTAACGTTGAACAAATGGGAGCAAGTATTGCAACTAACTTTTTGCCTTTTTTAAATAAAATGTTACTAACATTTAATAATGGTGGATTGAAGTCAATTGGGACTATATTTAGTGGTATAGGTAATACAATAGTCAGTATTGCTAATAATGCTAAAGTTCCACTTCAAAGCCTTATGAATAGTTTTGGCAATTTAGGGCAAGCAAGTGGAATAAAAAATTTATTTTCTGGCATAGATAGCAAACCTCTTGAAACATTAAAATGGACTATAAATAGTGTCATATATGGGTTAAGAGATTTAGTAAACTTTGTTTCACAACATGCTGCAGCCACAAAAACTATTTTAGCTGGATTAGGTGGAGCTTTAATTGCTACTAAATTTGTACAAGAAGGTGTAAAGATTCAAGGAACTATAAAGGATATAAAAAAAGGAGTTGAAGGACTACAAGGTTTAAGTAAAGCAGGAAAACTACTTTCGTCAATATTTAGTGTACCTGTCAATGCAGTACCTTTTATAATAGCGATAACTGTAATTGCATCAATAGCCTATATAGTAATAAAAAATTGGACTCCTTTAAAAAATTTCTTCACAGGAATTTGGAGCAGTATTACACAAGGAGCTAGCAACTTTTCTAATGGTGTAAAAAACGTAATTTCAGATGTTGGCAATACAATAAAGAGTATATTTTCAGGTATTGGAAGTTTTTTTAGTGGCTTATGGAGTGGAATAACAAATACTGCTGTAAGTGTATGGAATGGAATAAAAACAACTGCAAGTACAATTTGGAATGGAATTAAATCAGTATTTTCAACTGTGGTTACTTCTATAGTTACATTCGTCAATACTAAGTTTTCATCTCAAATTCAAGCTATTACAATTATTTTTAATTCTATAAGAAACATATTCTCAAGTATATGGAATGGCATTAAAACTATAGTTCTTGGTGTTGTTTTAGTTATCATGGATATAATTAGTGGTAAGTTTGGAAGCGTAAGGACTGATATTTCTAAAATATTGAAAAGCCTAGGCAATGACATTCGCAATATAGGAAACAATATTAGATTAATTATAATCACTGTAATAAATGCTATACGAACAACAGCAATACAGTTATTTACTGGGATGGTAAATGGCATAAAATCAATCTGGAATGGTATTAGAAATTTTTTCTCCAGTTTATGGCTTAACCTAAAATTAGGAGCTATAAATGGATGGAATGCTTTTAGAAATGGGATATCAGGCATAGTATCAGGTGTGGTAAGCTGGATAATAAATACATGGAATTCAATTATTAATTGGTTTGCTACATTACCATCTAGGTTATATCAATCTGGTGTTTCTATGTTTACAAGTTTGAAAAATGGTATATCTAATACAATTGTAAATATAGGTTCTTGGATATCTCAAAAATTTCAAGGTTTTGTTTCTTTCTTTACAAGTTTACCATCCAAGGCATCAACTTGGGCACATGACATGATACAAGGATTTTTACAAGGTATTAATGATAAAATAGATGCAGTAAAAAAAGGAGCTTCAAACATAGCAGATAAAATAAGAAGCATATTGCATTTTAGTACACCAGATGAAGGCCCTTTAAAGCCATACGCTCAATGGATGCCTGATTTTATTAATGGAATGAATGAAGGTGTCATTAATACCACTCCAAACATTGTAAAAGGTGTAACAGATATGGCAACTAATATTACAACACCTATAAATAATTTTGTTGCACTAAATAATACCTTGGGGATTAATGCTATACAGCAATTAAGTGCAGGTATATCTAGTCAAACAAGTAACGTAGTTGCTACAGCACAAAGTTTAGCTTCCAGTGTACTGCAAGGTGTTAAAGATATTTTTGGCATACGTTCTCCAAGTAGGAAAATGTTTCAAGTAGGTATACATTTTATGCAAGGATTTATTAACTCACTTAAAAGTAGCGGCATAGGAGATGTAATAAAGAAAATATTTGGGGATATTGCATCTTTGGCAAATGGAACTCTAGGCGGAGCCTTAGGCAATATAATTGAAAATTTTATCGATACTGGCAATCTTTCTGGGTTAGGCAAAATGCTCCAAGGGATAATGCAAAATGGATTAGGTTTTCTTAGTGGTGGAGGAAATGTAGCAGAATGGATAAGTGCTGCAATTGCTCTAACTGGTGTATCCTCAGATTGGGCGGAGCCATTGGCTGAGATTATCCAGCATGAATCTGGCGGAGATCCGAATTCTATAAATCTTTGGGACTCAAACGCAGCGGCAGGCCATCCTTCAAAAGGGCTCATGCAACTTATTGATGAAAATATGTCTGATTATCACCTGCCAGGATTGACTGATATTTATAATCCTATTGCAAACATTGCTGCAGGTATAAAACTAATTCAACATGATTATGGATCTGTATACAATGTACCTGGTGTAAGGGCATTGGCTGAGGGTAGACCATATGTTGGGTATGCAAATGGAACACAAAGCTCAAAAGAAGGAAAAGCAGAGGTTGGAGAATATGAAGCTGAAATAGTTACAGGCCGTAAGGTAGTTGATCTACGAGGTGGAAGTAAAGTATATAAAGGGAGTGATACTAAAAAAATATTAGGAAGCAGGGGAGATATAAAAGTATATGTAATAGTAAAAGGTAATGTAATAGGTAATGAGGAATTCATGGAACAATGTGGAGAATATGTTGGAAATAAAGTATTAGCAGTAATTGATAATCAATAAGGTGGCTTTTATTAATAGCCTCCTTTTTATTTTACAAAAAAGAAGGTGATATATTGTTTGAAATTTATTTTAGTACTTTGGATAGAAGTGAGGTATACAAGTTACCAGTACTTCCAGAAAACATGCCAGAATTAGCTAAAACAGCAAAGAACGAAGAGTTTGAGAGCTATGATAATGGATTTTATAATATCTTAGGCAATGTTAGTTTGATAACTTTCCCTCTTGAGGGATTTCTTCCTGAATATCCTGGTAAATATCCATGGGCTCAAAGTCAGATTAATCCATACCTTTTGATTAATTTATGGAGTCAAGCTATGATTTCAAAAAAGCCTATAAGGTGCATTATGAATAGAGGTATTAATAAAAACAATATAAGTCCTGAAATTTTAAACTGGATGGTTTCTGTTGAAAGCTTGAGTCAACATCCACGAAGGAATAAAGACATTCTATATAAAGTGGAATTTAAAGAGTATAGATGCCCAATAAAAATAGATATAACTCCTGCAAAAAATGCTTTAAATTCTGCTATAAGTTCTGCCATAAATGGTATAAGGGGAATATTAAAATAATGTGGTATTTATATACAAATTATATTATTGGGTATAACGGTAATGGAAATTTTGTGGATATATTATCATATATAAATAATATTCAGTGGACAAACGATCAGGATACTATATCTGTGCAACTTACTTTTGATTCTATACTGGATTTAGCTGAAGGAAGAAGCCATATAGTCTTAAAAAAAGATACCAAAGTAGTATTTCAAGGATATATAACTAAGAAGATTAATAAGGACAAAACAGGTGCTTATACAGCTATGGATTATGCCTATTTATTAAACCGAAATGATGTTGAGCCTATACAATTTAATTGTGATGCCAAAACTGCTATATATCAACTTTTGACCAAATATAATATTGGTGGTGCTTGCATACCTTTGGCAACAAAAATATCAAAATTATATAAAGGAAAAACCGTAAATGAAATAATAGAGGATATTTTAAAACAGTGTTCAGGAGAAACAGGTGACGATATAATAAAAGAAATGCGAGGAAATGTCCTATGGATTGATAAATTAAGCAATTTAAAAATAGATTGTAAATATAAAATATCTAATGACTTTGAAATAAGTAGAAGCCTTGAAAGTATGGTTAATAAGGTAATAGTAACAAGCAATGAGGAAAGTGACGGATCTATTATGGCAACAGCAAAAGATGATAGCAATATAAATATTTTTGGTTTATATACTAAGAGTTTAAGTATTGAAAAGGCCAATAGTGCACAGTCACAAAATTTAGCAGATCAATATTTAAATAATTATGATGCAACAAACAGAGAAGTAACATTAAATTTAACTGATATAGAAGGTTGCGAAGATATTAGGGCTAAACGAAGTATACCTGTAGATATATCTAAATATGGTGTAAATGGTTATTTTAAAGTGAAGTCAGCTCAACATAATTTAAGTAATAATACCCATAAAATACAGGTTACAATTGATTTTTCTAATGCAAGTTTTGAAGAACCTGCATTACTTCAACAGTTAAGTCAATCAGGTTCATCATCCTCTAGTAGTAATAGTACAAGTAGTGACAGCAGTAAACAAGATCAGATAATAAGCTATGCAAAACAATTTTTAGGTGTGCCTTATGTTTGGGGCGGGAAAACTCCAAGTGGTTTTGATTGTAGTGGCTTTGTAAGCTATGTATTTGCACATTTTGGGATAAGCCTTACTCCTTATACTTATACAATGTTTGGAGAAGGAACACAAGTCAGCTTGGATAATATACAACCATGTGATCTTGTGTTCTTTTTTAATAAAGGACATGTTGCAATATACATTGGAAACAATCAATTTATTGAGGCACCACACACAGGTGCAAATGTTAGAATAACAACATTAAGTGATTACTATAGAGGTGAATGTAGTGGTGTAGTTCGTGTAACTTGATCCAGGAGGTTTTGTATGGGAGCTAGATGGGATGTAAAATTAGCAAATGAGTTTAAAAAAAGAAATAATGAAATCTACACAGGTGTTGTAGTAGGTACTGTAACAAGTATTAATCCACTTACTATTTCCATACTTAATGGAGCTGGTCTATTTAGTGGAGATAATTTATATATATGCAAAAATGCGACAGAATACAAGATGAATGTAACTGTTAGTGTAACAACGGATAGAGGTAATTATACAGGAACCGGAACTGCTACTCACGAAGGGCTAAAAGAAAAGGATAGAGTAGCAGTTATAGCTACAGAAGATGGAGGAAAATTATTTGTTATAGATAAGTTATAATAATCAGACTAGGAGGTTTTTTAATGGCTGAAGATATGTTTCCGTTTTTACCTGGTCTACAACAACAAATAGATAATATAGTAAATAAAACACCTACTGAAGTAAAAAAACTTGGCAGGTGTTTTAAAGTTGACTTAAAAACTAATCAATTTGTCGTACAAGATGGGAAGCTAGTAGAACTTACTGAGCTTGAAGCTGTTGAACAGTGGATAGCTCTAATTGTAAAAGCTTATAAAGATAAATATCGTGTCTACAAAGGCACTGAATTTTATTGTAATATAGAAGATTTAAAAGGACAAAAATTAAATATTTTTATTATTGCAGAACTGCAAAGGGAAATAGGTGAATCTCTTGTTAAACATAGATATATATCTAAAGTTGATGACTTCGTTATTACTCAAGTTAAGGACAAGATAGATATTAAATGTAAGGTAACTTTAAAAGATGCTACTATACTTGATGCAGAAAGTGAGGTGTAATAGTTGTTTGAGAATAAAACAGAAGATAATATTCAAAAAGATTTGTTAAATAATATTTCAGATGATTATGAAAAAAGTGCAGGATACCCTATTTATGACTTAACAAAAGCTTACTCAATAGAAGAAGCTGAGTCTTATAAGAACTTAAAAAAAGTTTTAGACAAATTAGATGTAAATAATTTAAGTGACAGCGAACTTGAGAAATTTATATATCAGCGTACAGGAATAACAAGAAAACCTGGTGGTTATGCTCATACAGATTTAACTGTAAATGGAACCACAACAGTAAGTGAAGGAGCTATATTTCAAACTCCTGCAGGTATTCAATTTGTTTGTACAAAGCAAACTACAATAACTAATTCTGGAACTATACCTATACAAGCTCTGCAGATTGGATCTGGCAGCAATGTACCATCAAACGCTATTACACAGATGCCGGTAACAATTAAAGGCATTATATTTATAACAAATTTACAAACTATAACAAATGGATATGATGAAGAAAATGACGACAGCTTAAGGCAAAGATACTTTGAAAGATTAAGGACACCAGCAACATCTGGAAACAAATATCAATACAAAAACTGGTGCAAAGATGTCACAGGAGTTGGAGATGCAAAGATAATTCCCCTTTGGAATGGCAATGGTACTGTAAAAGCTATAATAATGAATTCAAATAAAAGGGCAGCAGATAATGAATTAATTCAAAAGGTTAAAGATTATATAGATCCTGATGATGGAAAAGGAGAAGGGCAGGCACCCATAGGTGCAACTTTAACTGTTGTATCTGCAGTAGAAAAGGTAATAGATGCATCTGCTAAAATAGTTTTGGCAGGAGGATACACACTGCAGCAGGTACAAGATGGTTTTACTACTTTAGTTCAGAATTATTTAAATGATATAGTATTTAACAGCACTTATATTTCTTATGCTAAAATAGGAAATTTATTGTTTAGTACTCCAGGGGTATTGGATTATGACAGCAGTAGTTTGATTTTGAATAATGGGACTATTAATGTACCATTAGCAAATGAAGAAATACCAGTATCAGGTTCCATAAATTTGGGGGTGTGATATGTCATATCCTAATAATATTGATAAATTCACTTCCAAATTAAATAAGCTTGATGAAAATACTTACGTTATAGAAGAAGTAGTAAATTTAGCAGATGGAGTTTATGAAGCTGAACTGCAACATGATAATATTTCTTTATCTTCATTAAGCGTCTATACAGGTTCCAAATTAACAGGGAATAAAATAGATACTTATACACTCTCGACACCTTCAATTACTCCATGGAAAAAGATAATTAAAATATATTCAAACATAACGCCGTTATATATTACTTATGAAACCACAGGTGATACTGTGGAAGCAGATGATATAAATAGAGTTCAAGATAGTATTACAAATACTCAAACAGCTTTAAATGCAGAAAAATCAAGAGCAACAGGAGCTGAGAGCGATTTAATTACAAATTTAAATAATGAAATTGATCGTGCTTCTGAGTCAGAAACTACACTTAAAAATAACCTCAATTCAGAAATAACAAGGGCAAAAGATTCTGAGAGTGCTTTAACTGTAAATTTAAATAATGAAGCTAGTCGTGCTTCGAGTGCTGAAAACACTTTAATAAATAATCTTAATTCAGAGGTAACAAGAGCAAAGGCTGTTGAAAATACTTTAACTAATACTGTTAGTAGCAATAAACCTAACTGGGATGATAAATATACTAAAAATGAAATTGACAATAAAATAAGTGCGGTAGTAACTAGTTTAGATTATAAAGAGCATGTGGCAACTTATGATGATTTAGCAACCACTTACCCTAACCCTGAAGATGGGTGGACAGTAAGTGTTGACACTGACAATATAACATATAAGTATAATGGGAGCTCATGGATTCCTATTTCTGCGAACTCAATTCCACTTGTATCTTCTACAACAGATGGCAAAATGTCCAAACAGGATAAGATAGACCATGACGATATGAACAGTAAAAAGCACACTCATTCAAATAAGGGCATTTTGGATATAATTACACAGACTTTAATTGATAATTGGAATGCTGCTTACAATCACATATCAGATACTGTAAAACATATAACTGCTGCTGAACGAAACTTATGGAATACAGTTAGTAATAAGGTAGATAAAGTCACCGGAAAGGATCTATCTACAAATGATTTTAGCAATGATTATAAAACAAAATTGGATGGTATAAGCACAGGAGCGAATAAGACAAATTCATCTACTACAAATGGGAATATACAAGTAGATGGGAAAGATACTATAGTATATATTCATCCTGGTAGTGGTACTAATCCTCATGGTACAACTAAATCGGATGTAGGACTTTCTAATGTTACGGATGACGCTCAGGTAAAACGTACTGAAATGGGTGTTACTGGTGGAGTTGCAACATTAGATACTAATGGTATTAATGCACAAGCTCCAAAAGTCCATGTACATGTTAAATCAGATATAACAGATTTTCCTTTAAGTATGCCTGCTAACGGAGGCAATGCAGATACAATTGATAATTTACATGGCTCTCAGTTTGTTAGAAATGATATACCAAGTGTAATAAATATTATTCCAGATGGTGTTGGAAAGATATTAGAACTTAGAGACAATGCTGCAAGTGGCTCAAATGAGAGTTTTGGTGGGTTACGTGTAACTTCTGCTCCTGGAACAGACTATGTAATAGGAAAGCACACTAAAAATAATAATACTTATTTTGAAATTAGAACTCATACAGGAACCATTTTATTTACCATAGATCCTGTTGATGGAGCTATCTACAAAGGCACATCACAAAAACTCGTAACATCCGAGGAATTGAGTAATGCAGGATATGGGGATATGCTTAAAAGTATCTATGATACTAATAACAATGGCAAAGTTGATAAATCTGAGTATGCGGATTCAGCAGGAAATTCAAATACAGTAGATGGAAAACATGCTGCTGATTTTGTGCCAAATGTAACAGATATAAGTACTACAGATTTAAACGATCTTTTGACAACTGGTTTTTATCAAGGATGTACTGTAACTAATGCACCCTCAAATGGATGGTATTATTTTGTTGTTATAAAATATCAAGGTACTGGTTGGTGTGTACAATATGCTACAGGCTTTGGATCTGGAAGTACTAATAATGCTCCCAATAATATTTATATGAGAGTTATGCGGGGCGGTAGTTGGGATGGATGGACTAAAGTTTTAACAAATAAAACTGGCACTACATGGAATGACCTAAAGGGGGTGTAATAGATGTATGGTGATAATTTATATGGCAGTATTAAATATGCAGAAAATACAATAAATGAGGAAGAAATTAAACCGTATATTCCTGATCTAATGCAGCATTTACCTCCATGGTACCGCAATACTGAGATGATGAACCAAATTGAAAATAGTGCAGCTAGGGAAATGGGACTGGTTAGGTATAATCAACAAGATTTGCTTAACCAATTTTTTATAGATACTGCTACATGGGGGTTAAGTATTATATGGGAGCCACCTTTAGGGATTGCAACAGATTTAAATAAAACATATGAAGATAGAAGGGCAGTTATAAAAGCAAAACTAAGAGGATCTGGGACAACTACCGTTGCTATGATAAAAAATACTGCAGAAGCTTTCTCAGGTGGGGAATGTGATGTAATTCAGTATCCGGAGAACTATAGCTTTACACTACAATTTATTGGAATTAAGGGTATCCCTAAAAATATGGAAGCTTTTAAACATATGTTGGAGGATATAAAGCCAGCTCACTTAGGCTATGACATCAAATATACTTATACTGTTTGGAACTTCTTAAAAGATAAAAATCTTACAGTTGACCAAGCTAAATCCAATACATGGGACAGCCTAAAAGTTTATAACGGATAGGAGGATGATATATAAATGAAAACAACAGCAAATTATGCTTTAAGAGAGCCAGAGGGAACAGATGTAGTAAATATAGATGATCTAAATTATAACGCAGAGGTTATTGATTCTAAATTAAAAGCAGTTGAAACTAAGGTTGGGAGTATAACAGTTCCTATTACATCTGTAAATAATAAAACAGGTGCCGTTACTTTATCTGCAAGCGATATAAAAGCAGCAGATGGAACAACTTTAGAAGTTGTAAAGGCAGATCTTGGTTCACATTTGGCAGATAATATGGCTCATGGTATTGGAGATAAGACTAAGCTTAATACCACTGCAAAGGATACTATAGTGGCCGCAATTAACGAGGTTTTTCAATTTGGCACTAGCGTAAAATCTAGTACGATTAGTGCCGTAAACAGCAAAGGACAAGGTCTTAGTACCACAGCTACATGGAATCAAATTATAGCTGCTATAAATTCTATAGCAAGAGGACAAGGAAATGCAGTAGAAAGTCAGGTATTAAGTGGAGCAGATTTTAGTAATTCAGATGGGAAGTTAAGACATGGATCTATGCCTAATAATGGAGTCGTAAGTGGAACTATTACAAATCAAGGACAATCTATAAGTATCCCAGAAGGTTATACAAAAGGTGGAAGCATTATAGCTAAATTTGCTAATTTAATTGCTAGTAACGTAAAAAAAAATGTAGATATAGGTGGCATTATTGGTTCATTAGATATAGAAAGCTTGGGAGGCAGACAATGGACAAGTGGAAATATTTCTTCTCAAGATACAGGTTCTCATCGTGCACAAATTTATCTGCCTGGGGTATCTTTTAAGCCAAAAATAATTCTTATTTCAGGAAGGTCCATATCAACATATAAAATTTATAATTTTGCTATATATGATGCAGATAATATTGTTTTAGTTTCAGGAAATAATTGGATTAGTGCGCAATATGAATTAGATTCAAATCTTGCCAATAGTGGTACTCTTACTAGTTCTAATAATTTTGCTACTATGGGAGGAAGCATTTCTGACTCTCAAATTATTATGCCTATACAGAATAGTAGATATAATGGATCTATGAATTGGTATGATATAAAATATGGAATTATAGGTTAGGAGGCTTTATATAAATGCAGCAGATAGGAAGAAAAATATATTATGATAAAAATACAGGAAATGTATTACTGGATACAGGAGAAATGCAAGGATCTGATGGTGCTTTAAGAGAAACTACAATAAATGAAGATTTTCAGTCATATAAAGTTTTATCGCAGAGAAATAAGGATAGTGTAGGAGTAATGCAATTGGAATATGGGCAATTAAATGATAAATTTAGCACGTGCACAGGATATAGTATAGATATAGATAAGAATCCTATAGATGCAAGTGCTATTATTTTTACCTTTATAACTCTTGAGGCTTCACTTCAGGAAGTTAAACAGGCTAAAATAAATGAATTAAGCCAAGATTGCCAGAATAAAATAGTAGGAGGATTTACTTCTACGGCTTATCAAAATATAAGTAAAGTCTATGATAGTACTTTAGAAGACCAGTCAAATATAACAGGAAACGCCCTTAGTGCCGTATCAAAAGTGGCAGGAGTACAAGAGTGCCAGAAGGATAAATTTTATTACCATGATCATGGAGAAGATTTTGCAGAATGGACAGCAAGTGAGTGCTTGCAATTAGCGAGAGATTTTAAAAGTTTTAAGGAGCAACAATTAATAAAAAATAAGCAACTACAAGTATATGTTAATAATCTTACAAGTGTAGAGGAGGTGCAGAAAGTAACATGGGATACAGTAATTCCAACAACTTAAAAAATCAAATATATAAAGACTTGATTTTAATAGTTACAATGGGAGCTATATATATGGTACTAGAAGGTTTATGGCGTGGATGGACACATATATCCATGTTAGTAGTTGGTGGTTTGAGTGCTTTTTTTATAGGGAGATTGAATGAACATCCCCAATTTTATGATAAGAAAATGTGGCAGGAGTGTTTGATAGGTACTATCATAGCTTTAATATTAGAATTTACAAGTGGCATGATTTTAAATGTGTGGCTAGATTTAGACATATGGGACTATTCTAATGAGCCTTTTAACTTATATGGACAGATATGTTTGCCTTATGCTGTGCTGTGGTTTTTTCTAGTACCGTTTGCTATATATGTTGATGATTATTTAAGATATAAGTTATTTGAAGAAAAGAAGCCAGCAGGTTTATTAAAAAATTATAAGGATTTATTTACAGGTAATTAAAGATTAAAAATAGCTTTTTTATTTTTGTACACTTATTTAATGTTGTTTCATATTATGTAAAGATGAACATTAATTAGTTCGTCAGTATGAAAAACAGAGGTATATAAGATGATAAAAAGAAGTTATAAACTAAAGCCGGATAAACAAGATATGAGAGATAGAATTTACTATGCTTCTACTATAGAGAAAGTTTCACATCTTCCTAAAGTCATAGACCTTAGAAAATATATGTCACCAATAGTGGACCAAGGAGAGCTGGGAAGTTGTACAGCTAATGCTATTGTTTCAGGATTACGTGAGTATCTTGAAAATGTATCGAATCAGCCATATAAACGACTTAGTCGTTTATATTTATATTGGTGGGAAAGGTTTATAGAGAATACTGTAAATGAGGATAGTGGAGCTTATATTAGGGATGGAATGAAAGTGCTTAAACAGCTTGGGTGTTCTTTTGAAACTGATTATCCTTATGATGTTAGTAGATTTACAGATGAACCGAATCCGAGGGCTGTATTAAATGGAGTGTCATATACAATTAAGGAATATAACCGTGTAAAAGATTTAAACACTTTAAAAATTGCTTTAACTGAAGGATTACCAGTAGTTATAGGAATAAAAGTATATTCAAGTTTTGAATCAGATGATGTTGCAAATACCGGAATAGTTCCAATGCCAGATATAACTAAAGAACAGTTATTAGGTGGACACGCAGTATTAGTAGTAGGATATAATGATAATAATCATCAAGTTATTATGCGTAATTCTTGGGGAGAAGATTGGGGAGATAAAGGATATTTCTATCTTCCTTATCAGTACTTTACTGATCCTAATAATTATGTTACAGATATGTGGACAGGAAAGTAATTTTTTATTGAAATAATCTAAGAGTTTTGGAGAAATCCAAAGCTCTTTTTTAATACAAATTTTTAAGGAGGGAGTATATGAGTGAATGTTATGATGCTAAATTATGCACAGAAAAGCATAAACAAGTGGACGAGACTTTTGATCTGCATGAGAGAAGATTAAATGATCATGCTGATAGGCTTAAAAAGTTAGAAGGAAGGGGAGAGCGGGTAGATGAAAAGTTAGGAGATTTGTGTGACAGACTTAATAATTTAATAAGTACCTTAAAATGGGGTATGGGCATATTAGGAGCTTCATTCTTGGGGCTCTTTATTTATTTACTAGAATTACATTTAAAATAAGAAGGGAAATGATGTTATGAAAGGCATTGATATTTTTAGTGGAAACAATATACAGAGCTTTCAACAAATTAAAAGTTCAGGTGTAGAAGTAGTTTATATTAAAGCAACAGAGGGTAGGACGTATACAGATAAAACATTTTATGATTTCTATAAGCAAGCAAAGGCTTTAGGGTTAAAGGTTGGATTCTATCATTACTTAAGAGGAAATGATCCAGTGATAGAAGCACAGCATTTTTTAAGTGTAGTTTCTAATATGCCAGTAGATTGTGTTTATGCAATAGATACAGAGGATGATAGTATTAGAAATAGTTCAGCTAACCAAAGAGTTAGACAATTTGCTGATCATTTAAAAAGTCGGGGGAAGGCTGCAGGATTATATACTTATGATAGTTTCTATGAGGAATGTCTAAATAAAAATATTATAGGCGACTTGCCTTTATGGGTTGCACATTATGGAGTATCTGAGCCTAATGTAAAACCATATGCAGGGTTTCAATATTCGGAAACTGGAAGGGTACCAGGTATAAGTGGAAATGTAGATCTGAATATTTTTAATGATGGTATTTTGTTAGATACTACAATTGTGCCAAGGACTCCTGTTTTAAAAGAACAGATACAAGCCTTGGAGTATTGGCTAAACGTAGATTATAATGCACATATCTTAGATGATGGATTGATACGTCACCATGAGTTAGATCCTAATTTAGAAGCTGTAGGTAAAATTATTACCAAGGGGCATAAAAGCCATCTTGTACAATGGATTCAACAAAAATTAGAAGGGTATGGATACTTAAAGAAAGGTTCTTATATTGATATGTTATATGATGAGCCTACTTTCCAAGCGGTCACGAATATGCAGAAGAATTGGCAGAGAGAAACAAGTGGCAAAATTTTAGTTTCAAATAGAACATGGGAAATATTTTTAAATAATTAATATAAAATGGAGGAATGTATAGATGAATAGTATAAATATTTTAATAGCAATTGGTGGAGTTGTAGTTTTAGGAGCTACGCTTCTTTTATTTCCTAATTTAAAGAAAAAAGGTATAGATGTTGATGGTGTTATAGACAAAGTTGCAAATGAAGCAGAAGCAATAATTTCGGTAGGAAAAGAGGTACTTCTTCCAGCTAACCCAGTTATAAATGTATTAGACTTAATAGATAAGTGGGCTAAGATTGCCGCAGGTAACTCTCAACAGCTTTCTCATGCAGGTGTCATTTCAAAAGATGCAAGGTCTCAGGTTGCCGAGAATGTAGTGCTTAATGTATGTCAGGAAGCCAAAATTCCAGTTGATGAAAATAAGAAAGCTCTTATTGATGCAGCAATAAAAAATGCAGTGAATGATTTTGGACATGAACCTACAACAGAGGCACAGAAGCAAGAACAGATTATCAAGTTAACTCAGGAAAATGCAGATTTAAAGCAAAAACTTGAAGCTATACAAAATACAGTAGCTTCTACACAGAATACGTCAACTATAACGCCTGTACAAAATATAAATACGGATGAAGGTAATTTATAAAATGTAGTTCAGCAATTTGAATAATATTTCTAAATAAAAAAATTATTTCTACAAAATTTTGTAGAAATAATTTTTTATAATCTAACTTTTTATATTAAAATGGGGAATGGGTATGGATTTGTGTAAAAACCAAATCTATACCCATTATTTTTGTATAATGGAATGGAAGATTTGGAACAATATTCTTAAATAAATTAGGAGGAGTTTCAAATGAAAGAAATTGAAGTACCAGATATCGATTATAAGGAAGAAGTTAAAAAATGCAAAACTATGGAGGACGTAGTTGGCAGAAATGGTTTGCTGCAGAGACTTTTAAAGGATGTTATACAAAATATGCTTGAGGCAGAAATGGAAGAACTGCTTGGCAGAGAAAAATATCAAAGAAGTGAGGATTCAGAAAATAAAAATTATAGAAATGGATACTCAAAGAAAAGTATTAGGAGCAGTGTTGGTGATGTAAATCTTGATATACCAAGAGATAGAAAAGCTGACTTTGAACCTAAAGTTGTAAAAAAATATGAAACTGTATGCAATGAACTGGATAAGAAAATTATAGGATTATACGCAAGAGGTATGTCTACAAGAGACATTCAGTCAGAACTGGAAGAATTATATGGCATCGATGTATCGCCAACAATGATATCAAAAATAACTGATAAAGTTATGGATTCAGCTGCACAATGGCAGAATAGGGCACTGGATGACGTGTATCCTATTGTTTATATGGATGCAATACATTTTAAGGTTAGGGAAGAAAATAAAATAGTCACAAAAGCTGCCTATATATGTATGGCCCTTGATATGAAAGGATATAAAGATATTTTGGGCATATGGATTGGTGAAGCCGAAGGAGCAAAATTCTGGCTGTCAGTTTGCAATGATTTAAGAAATAGAGGAGTAAAAGAAATACTGATTGCCTGTATGGATGGACTAAAAGGGCTTCCAGATGCAATAAAATCCGTATTTCCGGATGTTAGTATTCAAAATTGTATAATACACCAAATAAGAAATTCTATTAAGTATATAGCTTCCAAAGATAAAAAGGAATTTATGAAAGATTTAAAATGCGTATATAAAGCACCTACTGAAGATTCTGCAATTAACGGCCTGGATAATCTAAAGAAAAAATGGGATCAGAAGTATAGTATAGTAATTGAATCCTGGTATAATAACTGGGATAAGTTATCAACATATTTTAATTACTCACCGGAAATCAGGAAAATTATTTATACTACAAACGCATTAGAGGGTTTCAACCGACAGCTTAGAAAGTTTACGAAGATAAGAACAGTATTTCCAAATGATGAAGCACTTAGAAAATCTCTTTACCTAGCTACTGAGAAAGTCATGGAAAAATGGACTTCTCCATCCCAAAATTGGGGAATGACATTGGCACAATTAACTATTGTGTTTAATGATAAACTAGGCGAAGAGATACTCTAAGATTTAGCTAAAATTTTTATATTTTTTCTTATTTTATTGCATAATTAAGTATATTATACAAACAATAAGAATGTAATATTAATCAGTATTAGTATTACTCAAATATAAAAAAATATAACTGAAAATCAAAATTTCCAGTTATATAAAACTAAATCAAATCTATTTTACACAAATCCATCTATATTCTCTTAAAATGCAGGAGTAGCAACATGTCTTGTGCCATAATTTGTAGTTGGTTCTAAAATTAGTATTCCATCCCCCATATCATCAGATCCAGCTGCTTTTGGAGAAGCCAATATTGCAGCAGCAACATTATTTGAATATGATGATTTAGGAATTATGTCATTTGATTCTATAAAATTTGCTACTTGATTGCTATTTGTTGGATGACTTGTATTTATATAATTAAGTATTTTACTGAGATTGGAAGATGAAAGTTCATAATAAATATTGTAATTGTAATTGTAGAATCTTGGGCTATTTGGTACTACTGTAAATTTATCAGGATCTTGAGATGATCTTAAGAATAGTACACCATTTCCTTCATCTGATCGTATTAATATGTTACCAACTCCAAATATAAATAGAGACCTCCCTATCTTATTAGCAACACTTCTAGATGATACTATATTATTATCAACTAAAAAATCTATAAAATTGGAGCCATTTGTTGAGTGAAGATAAGTATATACTTCCTGAACTTGATCATGGGTTAAACTGCAATATGTTGTAAAATCATAACTTTGTGTGGCTTTAACGTTCAAAGTTGGTTTTACTGTATTTTGGATGCCTTGAGCCTGTACATTGGTTAATACGACACCTGATGTAAGTAATAATGCTGCTAGTGTAGATGACAAAAATTTCACTTTTTTATTCATATTAAGATCTCCTTTTTATGTTGTTTTAGTTTAAGATAAGATAAACTGTTTGTACTTTATTGCACTAACGTCTTTGTAAAAGTCAATTATTATTTTATACAATGTTTTGTATGGTACGTAACCATGTAATAATCTTTAACATAACTACATAACTTTACAATATGAATTTGTAAAAATTTTATATTTTATTTGAATGTATACTGAAATTTAAAGGTATATATAGAAAGAATGATTTAGTTAAATATTAAACTTGAAATAATTTGTCACTGACATGGCTTGTACATTTTAATTGTATAATAAAAATACTGATACAAGAACGTTAATCTAATAAAGATTACTTAAACTTGTATTTATCATATCTTTTTATGTTCGTTTTAATTATATATAATGATTTACTATTTGTCAAAATTAATACAATTTGGAAAAATAATATTATACATATATTTTTTTCAATTTAATCAGTAATTTGTAATATTTTTTACAAATTGAAACATAATATCCATTAAAATCTTTAAATATATATTTATTTTAAATTTGAATAAAATAATAATATTAAAAATTGATATATACAATTCTATAGAAAAAATAAAAATAAAATAGGCCTTTTGATAGTAACAAGCATTGGGATGACTTGGTCAATGCAGATGAAAATATTTTAATATAAATTGAGAAGAAAATTAGAGCAAAGTAATTTTAGAAAAAAATATTATAGAAGGTAATTTAAAACCTAGTGAGCTAAATTCTTGCTAGGCTTTATTTTTATACCACAATAGGTAATGTGCAAATATTTTGATACAATATAATAGAAAGTATGTGTATAAAAGGAAAAATTATAAACCGTTAGTTAGAAAGATGCTAGAAATTATCTAAGGAGAAACTGGGTTACTTCATGGAAATTGTTTGTAGAAAGATAAATAGCGAGGTTACAGCCAGTAAAATTTTAGCCTTTACTTTTGATGAAAGCAAATATGTTGCTGATGTGAAAGAGATTAGTAGAAAACCAGGTAATGCTACTATTAAACATAATATATTAAACCTTATTCAAAACACTAATACAGTTTAATAGCAATTTACAATTCATAAAATACTATAATAACAATATTTTGCAGAGCATTATTGTAATATTACTATATATTTTATAAATTAGTATTAAAAATGTAAAAATTAATAATAAAGGAGTAAAATACATAATATTTATATAAAACTATAAATATTTTCAAACAGTAAAGGAGTAATACGTTATGAACAAAAAATTAAAAATTTTGTCGTCTGTAATTTGTGGGTTAGCGTTAAGCTCAGGGATAGCGTTAACAAGTGTACAAGCTGCACCAGCAAAAATAAATGGCAATAATGGAATCTCAATAAAGGCTATAATACCAAGCCAAAAATATTCATATTATACTACTGTTTCTGATGATATAAAGGTAAAAATAGAAGATTATATCTATAAAAATGGCGACTCGTCTACAGCAGATGGTATAAGAAATATTTTAATAAATGGCGGTGTTAATAAAACAATTGCAAATAATCTTTCTTTTAGTTTATTAGATTTGTCATATAAAAAGTGAGTTATATCATTTCCAGAAATGACTTTTGCTGGCGACATGAAAGTTTTAAGTACTGATGATGGAAAATATAATGTTATTGATGATTGTTATCCGAATCAATCTTATTCTATTTATGTAATATTAACTCCTCAAGAGGTATCAGAATTAAGAGACAGTTATTATAATCCGCCTAAAAGTGACTTTAATTGGATAGATTATTTTACAGATCAGCTAGTTAATAAAGGAATAATTAATAGTACTACCATGGCTAGAAATGTTGCTAAAGCTATATGGCTTCATAGTCAATCTAGCTGGGATTGTCTAGCAGGCACTAATGAAAATCTTTTGATTTTACAAGGGGCAGATGAAACCATATTCGTAACGGCACGTGTAGCAAGATAGAAATAAAAAAATTTCAATATAAATGGAAAAAATTATAATAAAGTGATCTAGAAAAAAATATTATAAAAGGTAATTTAAAGTCTAGCAGGTTAATTATTGCTAGATTTATGTTTTTGATCCAAAATAGACAATATGTGAATATTTTGTTACAATGTAATAAAAAGTACATAAGGAGGAGAATAATGAAAAAGAGAGTAATTATAGAAATTATAGGAGCTATTTTAATTTTTATTGTTGGTTATTTTGCAGGAGATACAGTAGCTATAAATAGAATGAATAAAACTGTTGATTCAAAGGTATCCAGTGAGACGTCTGATACATCAACATCTTCTAAGCCTACTAAGCCTAAAGAAGAACAAAAACAAAAGATATATAAATTGGGTGAAGAAGGTACTTCAGGCAACTGGGGCATAAAGGTTTTAGATGTACAGGAACTTACCACAATACAAGGAGGGGATAGCTCAGACAATAGAACTACACAACAAAAATTTATTATGGTTAAACTTCAACTTAATAATAAATCTCAAGCAGCAGCTCAATATTCTAATGAAGAATTCATATTAGATGATACTAAAACAAAGGCACAATATAAGTCTAGTATGGAAGCTGGAGAAACAGCCAATCAAAAAGAAACTATATACAATAAAAATAGTGAGTTTGTAGGAATAAATGAAGATGTAAATCCTAATACACCTAAGCAAACTTATGTAGTGTTTGAAGTGCCTAAAGATTTTAATATGGAAAATGGTATATTAATACACGGAGACAATGACGGAAAGGCTGTTGGATACAATATAAAATAAGGAGGAAATAGCAAAATGAAAGCTATAGGCATAATACTTATTGTAATTGGAGTTATTGGAATCATTATGGGAATTAATATGTTTGGCGATATTGGCATAGCTGCTATAGTTGGAGCTTTGGCGGCTTTAGTGTCTGGAATAGGATTTATATTATCAGATAAAAAAATGAATTCTTTATTGAAATAAATATATTAATAGAAAAAGGAGCATTTTTATTACTTCTTTTTCTAGATCAAGCAGTAGCTCAATAAAAGATGGAGCCTAGTAGGAAAATTAAGACTACTAGGCTTCATTTTATTTACGTCACATGTTAAGGTTCAACGAGATAAAGTTTGCATAGATTGTGGAACTTATTAATTTAAATACATCTCATGTTGAGGTTCAACTTGGCCTTCTGCAACTAGCATACGTCCAGAAACTATCATTTAAATACATCTCATGTTGAGGTTCAACGATATAAAGGGGGATTGTAGTTGGACGCTTACATCTAATTTAAATACATCTCATGTTGAGGTTCAACAAGATGCATCTTTAAACCAGTCCCAAAGAAAAGCAGATTTAAATACATCTCATGTTGAGGTTCAACTGATATAGGAGTAGAAAAACCAACAAAATGGGTAAAATTTAAATACATCTCATGTTGAGGTTCAACGCTTCCATTTATCAATAGGGCATCCACAATATATACAAATTTAAATACATCTCATGTTGAGGTTCAACAATATTTAAAGATAATAATTTATAGGGGGTTTATAAATTTAAATACATCTCATGTTGAGGTTCAACATTATTAAAGGATAAACCTAAATATTTAATTGGTAAATTTAAATACATCTCATGTTGAGGTTCAACGAAAATAGCAGTAATTACGATGCTTGTGGAAGTGGATTTAAATACATCTCATGTTGAGGTTCAACATTTAAAAATTATGAACAAATGGAAGAATATGCAGAATTTAAATACATCTCATGTTGAGGTTCAACTCATTTCATCTAATATTTCATTTGTTGCCAACAATGATTTAAATACATCTCATGTTGAGGTTCAACTTCTTTGTTCTTCTTCGCTCTTTACATTTAATATGCATTTAAATACATCTCATGTTGAGGTTCAACGTGCATCTCGGTTTATGCGATATTTTCTAGCTAATTGATTTAAATACATCTCATGTTGAGGTTCAACGGTGTTCTTCCATGTAATCAACTCCTATCTATCCAATTTAAATACATCTCATGTTGAGGTTCAACTACTTGGATTATTAAACTTTATAGTAAATTTTTCATATTTAAATACATCTCATGTTGAGGTTCAACTTCATTTGAAGATTGCTTCATTAATTTTGAAGATTGATTTAAATACATCTCATGTTGAGGTTCAACTTTATTCAAATTGTCAATAGGGAAGGAGGAATTTTAATTTAAATACATCTCATGTTGAGGTTCAACCGGTAAGAAAAAGGTTTAAGAAAGTAGGGCAAAGATAATTTAAATACATCTCATGTTGAGGTTCAACCCATACTTTCCATGTACGCCCCTTTTACCACGGTGGATTTAAATACATCTCATGTTGAGGTTCAACCTGTGTAAAATAGCCATTTCTTGTTTCTATTATAATCCTAAAAGTATTGATAATAAAGAGTTTATCTAAAATTTTTCCAACCGTTTTCTAATTTCTAAAATTATAATAAAAAAAGTACCCTAAGTTGTTATATAGTAAGGACTTAAGCTACATTTAGATATCAATGAGGTTGGAAAAATATTATACCATAAATACAAAAGAAGCCGTTAAAAAGGGTAGATCAATTATAATCACACACCATAATTTGTGGACTAGATGTGAATTTTGTTAATTTTTAATGTATTGTGCGTAATATAGATTAGTTGCCATGTAAATTACCACATAATAAATATGAGGTGGTAAAAATGATAACTGAGAGAGACAAAAGAATTTTGAAATGGATTGAAAATTTTAACAGTATAACTATAGATCAGTGTAGTAAATTATTTTTTTCTACAAGTAAGATGAGTTATGATTTGGCAAGAAAGAGGTTAAGATACCTTAATCGAGAGGGGGCAATAAAAAGATATAGGAAAGATCCTAAAAGTGAGACTGTATATTTTATGGACAAGAGGCTTAAAGTTCATGACCTTAAGATATTGGATGTTATTGTAGCTCTGCAGCAATTTAACACAACTACAAATGAAATTATACTTCAAAATAAGATACAAATTAATCAATTTATAAGTTATATAGTTGATGCAACTATTGTTATAGGCAATGACTATCCTATTCTCATAGAAGTAGATTATACTCACTATACCAATGATAAGAAGATTATTAATATAATTAATCATTTGGAGGGTAAACATAACAGAAAATATGTATTTTTAATAGTTAGACAAACTATAGAAGAAGTTTCAGTAGAAAACGTAGGGATGAAGAGTAAATTAGTTTTAGTTAATTGGAAGTTTAACAGTTCCGATAAGTTACTTCGCTCCCTCCGGTCGCTATTGGAACCATAAATATAAGCAATAAAGCCTATTTAGAATATACCTATTGTACCGATTAGGACGGTATGCTTGATAGGTATAGCTTACAGGTATTAGTAATAGAAAATATTATATGCAATTCTACATAGTAGAAACATAAATTTAGTACTATTTTTAGATTCTTTTAGATATTGTTAAAATACACAAAAAAATACATGAAAAAATTATGGAAGAAAGAAGGAATAAATGTGGAATTTTTACGTTAAAAAGAGTGATAACATAGAAACATGAAAAGTGAGATGACAATTATAAAAAGAGGTGAGAGAACCTATTTGTCTATAGATAATATTTTGATTGCATGGTATTGCTAATGAAAATAAAATATAATTTGCAAAATTTACTTTATTACTATTTTTTACAAAGTCTTAGGAGGGGATGGATTTGAAGTTAGAAAAAGCTTTTTTAGAAATAATGGAGGAAGATTCAAAAGATATGAAGAAAGTTGAATTAGATGAATGTACTAATAAAATTAATACATTAGAGGATAATATTAAGGCATTTACTTCAGAAGCAACCCTTTTAATTTAAAGAGTTGCTTCTAATCATTTAAGTATTTAAATACGGTTTTAACTTTTCATAATGAAATCTATCAATAGCACCGCCATTTTCCCAATTTTTAAATGATCTATAATCAATTCCTGTAAGCTTTCCAGCTTGCCAATAGGATAGATTGTTCTTAATTCTCCAGTTTTTTATCATATTACTATAATCAGAAAATATAAATTTATAGTAATTATCATAGTAATATTCTATAGGCATATTTAAAACTTTAGATATTTTTGTTAATATATTAGTAGAAGGAAAACACATTCCGGATTCATAGTCTTGTATGGTTGAGTGATTAACACTTATTAGTTTCCCTAATTGACTTTGTGATAAGTTTTTAATCAATCTACTTTTTTCTATGCGATTGCCAATTGTTTTCTCATCAAAGTTTTTATATAATTCCCCATAAAGGTTGATTATAACCTGTTGTACAGTGATTGCACTTTGGTACAACGAGCTTCTGTGTGACCTACAAAGAGACCACTTTTTTCTCCGCCGCAAAATAAATTATCTATGCCATTTACTTTTAAGTCCACAGAAACGGGTGCTATGGAAAGATATCTTATAGAATTTCCTTTGCCCCCGGAATATGGATCTATAAATTTGACATTTTCTAGTCCTTGTATTTTACGTAACTTTTCTAAAGGATAATAGGATGTCATTAACTTTACGTGCCCTGTATCTAGAAGTATTACATTTTGTGCAAACTCTTTTAAAGCATACTGCTGGCATACTTTAGCCTTTAATTTATCCATATTTACATCTTCTTCTGGAACTTTAAGTACTACTGCACCTTTTTCTTCAATTTCATGTAAGAGATTTTTATCTATAGTATCTTTAGCAAGTTTACAGGAACCGCTGAAAGCTCCATAAGTTCCATCTAATCTCTCGCCGTGAAGATCTTCTACTCCAGCACATTTGCTTATGCTTATCCTAGGGCCGAAGGAAGGGCATCTAAGTATGCACATGGAACAGCCATTACCATATTTTATACAGTTTCCCATAGGACCTGTGGAACCTGTAGTTTCAACAAAGGCATCTGCTTCTTCATAATCTCCATTTGAGGTATATATGCCTTTTATTTTAGTTCCTTCCATTTTTACGTCCACTACTCTTGATATTAGTTTTAACTTTATGCCTTTACTTAAAATATATTTTCTAACAGCTGGTTCGATTTTATTTACATCATAGAGCCAAGCATGAACATGGTTTATAGTATTGCAGCAGGTTTAGAAAATACTATGATGAATCTTGTGTGTTTTTTCACTTCCCCATAGGTAAACATCAATATCACCTGTAGTACCATTCCAGTAGATTTTGTCAATTATGTTTTCTAAAATATGTCTTTTAATTGATACATCCTTTATTATGGAAAAGTATGAATTAAAATCTTCTAAGTTTTTCTCTATTATATCGAGGGCTATATTTTTATCTACATTTTCTTCTTCAATATTTTTAGATTTGTCTAATTTCAAATTTAAATCCTTTATTGTTTTTGCTAAGTTTTCTATTTTATTTAGGATAAATTTAGAAGCAGGGGAGTCATCTACATTTATATTTGATAATTGTTGTAATAATGTATTCATTTGGTTATTTTTATCTTGAATTTCTCTTTTTAGTATTTCAATAAAATTATTTTTAATAGAGGAAGTTGATTCATTTTTATGACATTGTAGTTCTTTTAAAAGCTTATTTATGCTTAGTCCTTTAATATTTTCAGCAATAGCTTTTTCAATTTTTGGACCGTTGGCATTAGGGTTAGCACATCTGCTTTTTCCAGAATGGGCTTTCATTGTACACACATAATAGTAAATTCTTTCATTCCCATTTTTTTTAGGCCTTCCATAAGAGACACGCATGGGTGCACCACACAAAGCACATTTTAATATTCCAGATAATAAAGATTTTTTAGATGTTCCCTGTCTTGGATTGGATTTCCTTTTATTTTTATCTAATTGAAATTGTACTTCTAACCAGGTAGTACTTTCAATAATTCCTTTATGTTTGGCAACTGCAGCAATCCACTCACTTGTATTTCTAGTCATATATTTTGAATTGCGTTTATTATATGTAATAATTCCATTGCCATTAGGTATGCCGCAGGTAGTTATACCTAAGCCTTTTAAATATTTAAAAACCGAATTATCTGATTTGACATAAACGGGATTTCTAAGAATATCATTTATTGACATAGATGAAAAGTCTCCATCATTTTTCCCTTTTATGTTATTAGTAAGTAGATATTTAAGAACTAAGGATATAGAACAAAATTCCATGTATTTACTATATATCAATTTGACCTTATCCAATTCTTTTTTTATAGGAGAAAGTTTATGCATAAATTTTTGTTTCATTTCAGAGTTATAATAAGTTACTTTCTTAGAATTGAAACCAAGGGGAGTTTGACCTCCAAGCCAGCGGCCGGATTTTGAAAGTTCTAACATATTGTCTCGAACACGTTCTGCAATAGTTTCTCGCTCTAACTGTGCAAAAACAGAAGCTATATATACCATGGCTTTACCCATAGGGGTGCTTGTATCAAACTGCTCTTTTACACTTACAAAAGATATATTGTGTTTCTGTAATAATTCTAATGTATTAGAAAAATCAGCAACGTTTCTACTAATTCTGTCTAACCTGTAACATATTAAAAAATTAAATTTTTCTTTCCTAGCATCCGTTAAAAGTTCTTGAAATCTAGGCCTATTTGTATTGCCGCCAGAAAAACCCTCATCTTCATATATTATAAAACTGCTTATTTTCAAATTGTTATTGGCATATTCTTTGCATATTTGCACCTGATTTTCTATAGACTCACCTTTGCACGTAAACGTGGATTTCCTGCTGTATACAGCTGCTATCATTTTTTAAAATCACATCCTCAAAAATTAATATAGTCCTATATTAAATTACATGGCTTTAATTAACTTTTTATTCCTTTTTAAATTAAAAATTTTCATCACACAATAAGTTGAGATGCATATAATATCGTAGGTAAATATGCTTAAAAAATAGCTGGGAGATATTGTTTTATGGCCAAGCCAATAAAAGTAAGAATGCATTATTCAAAAGACCCTAAAATAATGGATGAACTGGAAACAAGAAAGGCGAGAGCTTTTGCAAGAGCACTTATAAGCAAATTATGTGTTGAACAAATAGATGAACTCATAAAAACACTAAAAGAAAGACAAACATGGAAGAAATAAATAAGTATAGACATATTGAAAACCATTCAAACTAAAATTAAAAATATAAAAAAATGAGTGTACCTTCGAAGGAGGTATAATATGGAAAACAAAACTAAAATGAGATTTGAAAATATAGAGCAGAGAGATAAACAGTTAAAAGAGTTTAGAACTATAAAGTATATTATAGATAAGAAAAATCCTTTAATAGTATGGATATATATTTAAAAGGAGGTACAGCAATATGAATAAGGAGGTACGACTTTTAAAAGCAGATGAAATTGAAATAAGGGTACAGAGCTTAAAGAAGACTCCAAATGGTGTAGGATGTGTTTTGCTCTTATATAAGGATGCAAGAGTTGATATGAAAATACTTGATGAAACGTTTGGAATGACAGGGTGGAAAAGAACCCATGAATTTATAAATGGAAGATTATTTTGTAATATAGATATTTGGGATGATGAAAAAAAACAGTGGATTAGAAAGCAAGATGTGGGAGTAGAAAGTTATACGGAAAAAGAAAAGGGTCAAGCTAGTGACAGTTTTAAAAGGGCAGGATTTAATATTGGAATAGGAAGAGAACTTTATACAGCTCCTTTTATATGGATCAGTTTACAACAGGGAGAATTTGCTGAAAAGGATGGTAAAGTTACTTTGTCACAAAGGGTTCATTTTCAAGTTAAGTCAATAGGATACAATAAGAATAGGGAAATCAATCAGTTGGAAATTCAAGATAATTATTATAGATTGAGATATTCTTTAGGAAAGGCTGCGGGTGATCAGAGTAAAATAGCTATTATGGATAATAAAGAGGTAATAAATAAAAATGAACTTCACTGTGAAAAATGTGGAAACATCATATCGGAAAAAGTAGCAGATTATAGCAATAAAAAATTTGGGAAAATGTTGTGTATGAATTGTCAGGTAAATATAAAAGGTGCCCGAATTTTAAGTAAGGTCAAATAA